ACTGCTCGTATTTCACCACCAGCAGTAATTCCACCATCACTCGAAACACCAGCGACATGAATTGTTGCGGTTGGATCAATACCTAGAGTAGATCCAGCGAGTGTCATACCTGCACCAGCGGTTGTAGTTTCTCCAGTGGGTGCAGTTGATTGGAAGGTTCCATCGGCGAAGGTTATACCAGAAGAACCAAGACTGATTCCCTGAGTCACAATATTGTGCGAATCTAATTCTATAGGAACAAGGAATTTTACTTCTGTATTATTAACATGGATTTTTTCAAATCCAGTGTAGGATGCAATACCTGTTCTAGTGTTAACGAAATTAATATAACCATAAGGTGAAGAAAGTTTACCATCAAGAGTAATACCACCATCACTAGAGATACCAGCGACATGAACTATGGCGGTTGGATCTATTGAGAAAGTATTTCCACCGGAGAGTGTAAGTCCTGCGCCACCATAGTAAGTAGCACCACCTCCACCACCCGAACCGTCTTGTCCAGTTACACCTCGAGGACCAGTTACACCATCAATACCAGAAATCTGAATCCAGCCCAAAGTAGTTCCGTCAAAAATATAAGCATAATATAGTCCGGTGTCGTTTTCGTACCAGAAATCTCCAGTGTTTGCACCCACGGGTGCAGTATTACCTGCGGTGTAACCAACAGAAGTACCATCTGCCCCAGTTACACCACCAGATCCAGATGCAGCAGTCGATTGGAAGGTTCCATCGGGGAAGGTGATGCCAGCGGCATCCATTGAGATACCTGCGGCAGTGACAAACAACTGATTCGATTTGCCATACCCGTTACCAACTTCTAAACTCTTACTCGAACTTCCTGCGTACATTAAACGGGCTGTTGCTGAATCTATCTTCAGACCGTGGCTGCTGCTATTTAATGCTAATAATGTCACGGTATCAGATGCAATTTTAGCATCAGCATTGTCAATAGTTAAAAACTGAGTCTTGATTGGTCCACCAAAGGTAGCACCACCATCACTAGAGATACCAGCAACTTCCACTACTGCGGTTGGATCAATACCTAGAGTAGATCCAGTGAGTGTCATACCTGCACCAGCGAATATTTCCAATTGGTCAAAGGTAACTGCACCTGTTTCGCCGTTGAAACTAGAAACACCAGTTACATCACCAGTTAAACCATTAAACGAAGTGACAATACTTTCTGCTTCTGTTCCGTCAGGGAATCTGAAGTATTCGGAAGCAGCCTGTGCTGGTGCGTCAGCATAAACGTTTATCGTTACCGACTTACCACTACCAGTTGAAATGTTTGGCAGAATTCCAGTCGCAGTAAATGAATATGATCCAGAAAATAAAGTTACTGAGTCGTAATAAAAGTTTCTTTCTATTGTGGAGTCACCAAAAATAACACCAATTCTACCTGTGGTAGTCAGTGTACCATTCAACGCATCAGCAAAACTAGTTCCATTGCTATCGTTTTCATTTATTGAAATTGTATTGTTACTGGTGTTATGTAAGAATTCTCCGTCAGCAGAAGCATTTGCAAGACTACCACCAGAGGTATAAACATAGGTTGCACCTGTAGCAGAAGCACCTCCACTAGAACCACTACTACCTGCAACTTCCTGTGTCCAAGCATAGCCTGTCCACTTAAAAGTTTTACTGCCTATATTGGTAGTATCATTTACACTCGGACTGTTTGGAAATGTACCCATTAATAATTCCTCTTACAGTATATATCAGAGTTCTTCAATTATCATCCGAGTTCCTCCAGCAGGAGACATAAAAGTTCCAGAACCGAGACTTCCAAAATCTAAAGAATTTTGAACTTTTACAATTACACCAATTACATTATTATTGTAAATGTAAGTACAAGAGGTTGTGTCACCATGAACAAATGAATTTCCCGGAGCTGCTCTAGGAAAACTATGATACATGTCAGTTCCTGCCTGATCAACTTCGAATATTCCAGTATCATATCTTATTTTAGTCAAAGTTCCTACTGCACTAGATGGTGTTGCTCCAGTCAATCCAACAGTAACATCTGTAGTAATTTTAAATAATCCAGTTTTATTTATTTTAACTCCACCTTCAGATAGTGTAAGACCAGAAGGATCAGAATTGTACATAGTACTATCTATTGTTATTCCACTGGTAGAGTTAAACTCAGAATTAGTTATATTCCTAAAACTACCATATAACTTTGTTATATCACCAGTCTCTCCATTTATAGAAGAAACTGAGTGTGTAGAACTATTGATTTCCTTGAGTCCATCATCAGAACCTTTGAAAAATAGTTTTTCATCGGCTGCGTTGATGGCTAGTTCACCATCTTTTAGTAAAGTAGAATCGGGAGTTACACCACTTGTTTCAGAGTATAAAATTTGTATTGTAGATTCTCTATTTAACATTTACTCACTCAAAATCTTTTTTAGTAGTTCGTCTTCCCTTTGCCTCTAATTTTTTAGTGAGTTCTGCTACCTTAGCAACAGACTCAGTGTAAAGATCGCTCAACTCCTTTACCTTAGCCTCCAACTTTATACAATGAGGCATTATCTCGCTATACCGAGTAAGGGAAATCTCGGCCAAATAATCACTATACTTCGAATCCATAATATAAACCTTTCACTAAAAATCAAGAATATGTACCAGCATTTACCTTACAAACTAGTGTTGCGATGTTACCAGAAGCCATACTAGGAAGTGTAGCGTCTGTACCATTATATGCAGCGCCACTTATGTCTTCAAACAACTTAAACTTACCCGAGTCATTCGCATCTCTTGCAAGACCTGTATACTTAATGGCACCATCATTATACTGACCAACAAATCCAATGTCAATACTATCTGCGGAATTGTTATGTGCAAGACCCATTAAAGAATCTTCAACCAATACCGTAGTGGTGTTTATTGTAGTAACAGTTCCATTTACAGTAAGATCTCCCGATATTGTGACATTATCAGGCATTCCAATTTGAACGTTTCCGGCAGTTTCTTCTACTGTAATTTCGTTTGCAGTTCCTGTAAATCCTAGAGATTGTCCGAGACCGATACTAAAACTACCAGAATCGGTTGAAGTAGTAACCGTAAATCCAGAATTGTCTAACTTAGAAGAAGGAATATCACCAGAAATACCAGTGCTTGGATTCAATCCTGTTGCATCAGTAAGATTAAACGCAGGGGTTGCGTCTGTTTCTCCAAGATTGAGAGACACACCACCAAATGATACACTAGAGTTGGCTAATTGGTTATTTCCAACACCGCCAGATTTAATATTAACAGTACCATACCCACTAATATCAGTAGCAATAGCAAAGTCAGTAGCAGCAAAAGCTGCAACGCCAACTTGGGTTGCGGTTGCTGCAGTTACACCTATTGTTACAGTGCTACCAAGTTGAACAACTTGTGTGCTAGTGGATCCATCTATTTCAACACCACCGGTTCCACCTGAAAAATTGATGTTACTATTTGCTAGTTTTGAATTTGGAATTCCACTGTTACTCAAACCAAAAGTCAAGGTATTACCAGAGGAAGAAGTTGCTACACCATCTGTACCAGAAATAAACGTATTAGAACCCAGACCAATAATTTTTGTAGTAGTATCATCGGTAATAAAGTTAATAGCATCGTTTGCCAGAGAAACATTACCGACAGCACTCACAGTAAAGTCATCAGAGTTATATTTTGCAACACCAACTACACTAGTAGTCGCGGTGAGACCAGCTATTGTTAGAGTACCACTACCACTACCAGTAGTAGAAATACCAATACCCAATCCAGCCGCAACATTAACAGAACCAGTCAGAGCTTCGATACTCGTAACACCAGCAGAAGCACCAATAGAGTTATCGACATAAGTCTTAATTGACTGCTGAGAAGCAAGAGAAGTTGCACTATTAGAGTTAAAGTCGTCTTCGTCTAGTATTTGTGCGCCAACAGTAACTGCAGTATTGTTTCCACCCGCACCAACGAATAGATTTTTTGATCCATGGGCGTAGGCTAATTCACCATCACTCAGATCCGTGGGCGCTCCTGTAGTGCTACCACCATATAAAATTTGAATAGTTGATTCTCTTGCCATCGATTAATTCCTTAAGTAAAAGTCCCGCCGAGTATGAATTCTAAATCCACTGATATATTTATATATCCCGTAGACCCAGATCCTTCGTTTGTAACACCAATAATAACGTTACTGCCCTGAACAAATTTGAGAGCATTAATTCCTTCAATTGTAAAGGTAGGACCAGATAAGTCTACCTCGCCTCCAGATCCAGCAGGACCTTGTGGTCCCTGTGGTCCCGTATCACCTGTATCGCCAGTTGGTCCTATGGGTCCACCAGAAGGACCAGTATCACCTCTAGGACCCGGCTGACCATTTATTTCTACCCATTGGAGCGAATCTCCGTCACTCACATAAACAAAGAAAGATCCAGTGTCTTCTTCAAACCAAAAGTCACCAAGGTTTGGAGATGACGGTGGTGATGCATCAAAGGTTATAGCAGTTGCACTCAAAGAAAGTATAGACCAATCCGAATTGGATATACCACCTTCTAGTTTGTAATATGTCTGGTCACCCAGAACATAAACCAACATACCTTCTTCCCTGCGATCAGACGGTATGTTATTTCTTGCAGTTGTATTATTTACAGTACGAAGTCCACCCAAACCAAATTCTGGTTTAGTCACAGGGAAAGTATCCGCCGTATCAGTAGGCGATATGAACCCTCCTATTCTAACTCCACCCGTAATAATTGCCATTATGTGCTAACCTTTACTGATACTTCCCCTGCGAAATTGTTGGTAGATTCATATAGATGATATACGACATTTAATCCAAATGTATTCACATGACCAAAAGTTCCTCCATCAGTGAAAGGAAAGTTCAAATTGGTCCCAGTATCAGTAAAAGTTAAAGAGCCGGAAATTTCTTCTTCCGGTATCACAAAGTATGCTTTGTTTGCTGGAGATGCTGCAGCAAATGTGACCGTATAATTATTAGGTGTTGTTCTAAATGTATCTGCAAATCCTTGTCCTGTAAGACCAGAACCAGTAAATCCTGCACCAGTCTTGCCACTAAAGTATTTATACTTCCAAGTTAAATTTTGATTTCTCGTAGCATCACTACCTTGATCCTGTGACCCCGATATAGTGAAGGTCAACGTAGTCGGCGATGTAAAATTATATGCCGAGTGTGTTATTCCCGTAGGGGAATCATCATAATCTAATCCAGAAACTAATGTACCAACACTTTGATTTGCTGATATGGAAAGTGATCCCGAAACCCAATTTCCTGTAGGACCGGATGTATTCCATGTAGCGTTATTAGTAGAGTTACCTGCAGTCTGTCCAACTTCATAAGAAGTGGAAAGTGCAGTAGAGAATGAAGTAAAACTAACCGCCTGATATGGATACAACAAACTTTCCAGAACCTGTATAGCATCAGTTCCGTTTGCCAAAGTTGTTCCCGCTTCAATTCCACCTACAGTTTCTGGAAAAGGATCATCTTGTCGAGTCCAAGTCGCCCCAGAACCGCCAGTTCCAGTACCACTTATTTTATCCCAAGCATAACCATTCCACTTCCATGTGATACCACTGAAAGTGTACTCGTCATTCGTTGCGGGCGATACTGGAAATAGTATTGTCATTTACTCTCCTTAGAATTCTACCCATAAATCTTCATAACGAGTAAAAAGCTTCGCAGTATCTGACTCTATCCACCTATCTCCAGTAACAAAAGTTCCCGATGGTGCATTATCAGAAACATAGACATTGCTTCCAGCAGAACCACCAGCAGAAATCGAAACTCGTACACTCTTACCACCAACCTTATTTAGTGAAACTCCAGAACCTTCAAAAATTAAATCTTCAGGATTTCTAACAAAAGCAACATCAGAGTCATTTCCATTTTTAATTGATGACAATCCACCACCGCCACCATAAGATGCTGCAGTGATAAAATTGTTCATTAGTTTTTCATTTACGTTACCACCAGAGAGGAGTTTTTCAAAAAACTTCTTATCAATTGTAAATAACCCACGATCTTCTTGATAAACTAGTGGGTACTTAGCCTTTACTATAGGAGATTCACCGTCCTCTCCCTTTGGTCCAGCAGGACCGACAGAACCTTGCAATCCATCAGTTCCATCAACACCATCTTTACCTTTAGATCCCCGGGGCCCCTTTGGACCTCTTTCTCCTGTAGAACCGCGTGGTCCAGCAGGTCCCCGTTCACCTTGTTTACCGGGAACAGAATGTCCAAGAGGACCTCGAGGACCTACCGGTCCTTTTGGTCCCGTGCTACCACGATCTCCTCTTTCTGCTGCTGTTCCGGGAATACCCCGCTCACCACGTTCTCCCTGCTCTCCTTTATCACCCTTCTCTCCTTTGGGTCCAGTTGGACCGTCAGCACCATCTTTTCCATCTTTTCCATCTTTCCCATCTTTTCCGGGTTCTCCTCTAGGACCAGCATCACCACGATCACCTCTAGGTCCAGCAGGACCTTGGTCGCCTACAGGACCCTGCTCACCCGGAAATCCTCTAGGTCCAGCAGGACCAACTAATTTTTCTTCTTTGATTATTTCAGTTACATATTCTCTTTTTGTTATTTTATCTTCTTCAACCAAAATATCCAATAGATCATTAGAACTGACTTTTTCAGTTTCATCTATAATAATTTCCATACACTCATTGAATTTTTTCTTTGATCCACGAAGTGCAACAACCTCAGAACCATCCTCAAGAAATATTATATTCGTACCTGCATCCAGAGCCTCAGACCTATCAAATTCACTCAAAGGACTTTCTTTGTATATCCTACCAGCAAATAAATTTGAAACTGGAGGACCTTTCCACCTATACGTTTTTAATTTAGTTTCGGTATATTCATGTAAATATTCATCATAGTCGGATCGTTTTCCTAATAATTTAACCACTGCACCAGATTCAATTTTAAAATTCTTTCCTTTAGAGAAAAAGTTAAATCCCCCATCATACTCAGATAAATTAATAGCTTCAACGTGAATCAGATTACTCTCCTCTATAATCTGATTCTTCTGTATGGAATCATTTATGGTCTTTTTTACAATCCATTTAGACATCATGAGTCATCCCAAAATCGTCCGAATCCATTTACTCGATACATGTAATAATTAGTACCACCATCAATGGACCAGATCTTCCACATATGTATTCCGCCAGTAAGACCGTCTGTAGCATCACTAGACAGTGATCTGTCCATATGCACAGTTCCGGTGATTCCACTATTATTGAGACCAACAATATTAAAATCTGTCGGGTTATCTGGATTATCAACAATTAGTGTTGCTTCCATAAATGAATTTGTTGTTGGGGGATTTAAAAATCTAACCGTACTAGGAAAAGTTCCAGTAGAAGCTGCAAATCCAATAAAATGAATATCAGAAATGCTTAGATATGCATCATATGTAAGTCCAACAGATGTCAAACCCTGACCTAGTATGTTTACGTTAGGATATTCTTTTTCTACCTTCGTATCAGAAACCCAAGCACCAAGTCTACCATCAAAAAACCATTCCTGAGTAAACCCCTTATTTAGTCCATCAGGATAAGTGCAACCGGATGTCCATCCAAAAGGATAAACATCACATGTTGCACCATCAACACCGTTTATTGCAGGAAATCTAATTGGATCCGTCATTAATAGATATATCCCTATAACTTATACCTATTATTTATGCTTTTTGTTTCGGTCTCTTTTTATATCCACGTTTTTCTGGAGCTTTAGTAGGCTTTTTATTCATATTGGGTTCTTTTTTAGGTGCTCCAACATGAGGTGGTAAATTATTCTCTGCAATTTTTCTCTGTTCTTCTATTTGTTTCATAACTTGCTCATATGATCTAAAATTCTGAAGAACTCTTTGTTTGTGCATAGGAGGAATGAGGTTATTTTCTAGAAGAATTTTACTTGCTTCATATCCAACCTGTGCTTGATTTGCATAAAAGGCAGTCGCAGAAACTTCATCCAAAATACCCCACCTATAAACATCATCCTGAATAAACAAAATGTCCTGTTGTGGATAAGGAATATCCAATGCTATCCTAGCATACATGTATGCTGCAGCAGGCATTTCGTTCATTCTATACATCCTAGACAAGAACCATAAAGGTTCAGCCCTAATAGGTCTATAATTAAATGCATCAACAAACGCTGCTGCGGTTTCTTCTAATGGTCGATTCATTAATCCTTTAAGTATACCACATCTAAGTTTTGCATAATATACTTCTTCTGCCCAACCACCCAATTCAACTCTTCTTTCGTATGCAACAAGAGACTTCTCAAACTGCTGAGAGTCAAAGTAAGACTGTGCTAAGTAGAATTGATAACGATCATTTTCGGGTTCATCTAGTATAGCCCTTTCTAGAACTTCCGCATCTCTCTTATATTTTTCTATAGGGGTAATACCAACATTACGATTGCCTTCAGTTCTTGCAATTACTTTATAGTTACCACCAAGTTTGCTAGCTTTAATTTCTTCTCTTGGTTTGGCATCAGTTGTTGCATATTCGTGCAATATACCAGCATATTTCCAGTCCAAATCAAGCTTAAAAATTTGGTTTCTCCACCAAGTAAAATCACCGCGACCAATATTTAATGAATATGCATCATGGTTCATTGGTTTTGGAAACTGAAAATCACCTTCCACATAATCATCTGCATCAATAACCCATGCGTATTCGGCATCAGATTTTTTTGCATTTATTAAAGATTCTGACCTAGAACCCATTTTACCGCCATGATCACCAAATCCTTTCCAGTCTGATTGATGAACCTCACCGGGAACTTTTAGTTCTTCCATAGTCTTCTTGATAAGATCCTGTGTTCCATCGGTGGAACCAGTATCAGTAATATCATATCTATCAACATATTTGGCAATAGAACGAAGACATTGTTCTATAATATGAGTTTCATCTTTCACGATCATACACAAGGTAACTTTAGGACGGTCATTCATTATATACTCCTATAATCTTTCATTTAAACTTCAATCAGTTCTTTTAATTTATTTATATCTACTTTCCAGCTGGAATTTATACCCCCAAATATCGAAAGAGCATTTTTGTGTGTCTCTACTTCTTCTTTTCTGTCTACAAATTCTGTTTCATTGAAATGAATCAAGTCGGTCCTGTTCATGGCAAACTCCAACCTTCTATTAACATCAAAGAACTCAGGGCTGTTTATCGACAACACCCTACAATCCGGTCTACAAAATAGAGCATTTGACATCCCACCACCAATCGGTCCTGCTACAAAATCTGCATTACGAAACAATCCAATTTTATCTTCCATACACAAGTCTTCAGTGAAAACTTCTTCGAATCCGTTATGAATAAAAAATTCCGCTACTTCATCTTCGTTAACACATTTCCTCTGTTGTGTATAATCAGTTCCGATATTTTCATTCCTTTTCTTTGTCCACGTTCTTCTTGAAACATAGACTTTCTTCACATCGGATCTAGTTCCCTCCATCGAATCTAGTATTTCGTATAAAGCAGGATGCGGTGGATCCAGAGACATTCTATTGTGAGTTAAAGAGGAGCCAACAAAAACTCTAAAGTAAGACACATCATCTCTCAAAAAAACTAAATCATTTTTTGCTATACCTAATAGTTCTAGAGTTTCATATACGAATGGATATAGATCATCTTTTCCTTCGGGGGGACTAATTAACAATTTCAAATTTGGAATTTGTTTTTTAAGATCGAAGTAGGAGTATAAGTAAGGAACCGTATCATACAACCAGTGAAAATAATTAGCACAATTGTACACAAAGTAAAAAACCGGTGTTGTAATCGATCTAACATCCCAAAGTCTTTTTTCAGATGTTTCATATTCCATTGTGTCTTCATAGACGGTTCCCCTACCCAAAGACATAAATTTTTCTATAGTGGGAAGTAAAAGTTCATCGTTGGTGTGCAATAACGGTTGGGGGTAATTTAAAGAAAAACCCTCCACTGTACAATCTCTAAACTCACCAATCTTTATGTTTCTTTTTTCGGAAACAGTTCTTATGGATCCGGATTGGCTTTTATCCCAATAATCTATTTTCATAATTCAATAAATCCTCTGGTGTTCCCCAGCAATGATACTCATCAACATCGAATATACTCATGTCTAAATGACCTATACTATTAAAAATATTATCAATGTAATATTCACCATTACTCTTGATACCATCTTTGTATATCCTAGAAACCCCATCTAAAAAATCACCGGCACGTCGGAAAAAAAACGTACCCACTATGGCACGATTGTTAAATGGATCATCGAAAAAATTTTGTTTTACATGTGTTTTTGTTAACCTAACGCCCGATGTTTCTAACCAACTATAAGAACTTGGATTGTTGGAAAACGCAGCGTTGTTTATGGTTGACCAGACAACAACATCAGAGCCTTTCTTCACACTCTCGTACTTTTTATTGGACCACTCTAAACCATAATCACAACAACTTATTGTGATTGAATCTTCTTCATGTATTGACGATTGTAAAATACCAATTTCAGCCGTACAAGCTTGTCCCATAGTTGTTTTATCTAAAATAACAAACTCTGATTCTGGATAATAGTCCTTTATAATTTCGTCTATAGAATGTTCTTCTATATGTTCTGTTCTACAGACAAAGACATGGGAGTCTGCTTCTGGAAGACAAGAAACGGCTTCTATAATCATGGGTTTGCCGTTAACTTCAATTAAAGGTTTTGGTGTTTCTACACCAACACCAGAGAACCTAGAACCTTCACCTGCTAAAGTTATTAGATTTATCATTTGAACGACTCCACATAATCAGAACAAACTCCATAGACCTTTGTTTCTTCCCAACCTAGTAATTGTTCTTTCGACAAAAGTGGTATTATACACTTTTCATTTATCATATCTAAATCGTGAGCCCATATTAACCCATTACTTATCATAGCATATCTTTCATTTTCATGAAAGAATATCCTAAAGCCTGTATTAAGTAGATAACTAAATGCTTGAAAATTCTTACAATGAATCCACACACGGTCCTTTATGTTTTCTAAAAATAACAGGGGAACCATCCAATCCGGTTTATCGTGACCCAACCAAATACCACTGTCCCACCAATGAACATCGATCTCAACATCATATCCAGCAGTTATTGCCTCCTGAATATATGATGGAGAATTTTCTCTATCCGGATTAACTCCGTTCAAATTTCCTCTATGGGATATCAATTTTATTTTTTGTTTTGTCATCATAAAAAATATCGTAATATGGTTTATCACATCTCAGTTGATGATACTTAACGCCCCAACTTTTTAACTGTTTCTCTGTATGATCGAACCAATCAATTCCACTTCTACTTCCCCTAGCTGTCCAATAAACTATTTGGTTACCCTCGTCAAATAGATGATTGATCTTCTCTATTATTTTTTTCCGTGGAACGGATCTGTGGTAGTCTCTCGGATTATCTGGCGTATCACAGATGGTTTCATCAATGTCAACAAAGATCACTTGCATGGTATTCTTTCCAGTAACGATAACACTTTACTAGGTCTTCCTCTGAGTTCACTTGTCCCTTGGTCAAAATACTTACCCATGACTCAAAATTTTCTACTTCTTCCGGTGTTCCCATTACAGTTGCAAATGGGGTATCATAATATCCAACCCGCAAACCATCTCTAACGAAAAGATTATAAACGAGCGTAACGTAATACTCACCATTATAACTAACATTTTCTTCTATTGCAACGTCAAAATACTTCTTTATATCCTTCCCTTTAGAAAAATAATAAGTTCCTGTTGATGCGTGTTCGTTTATGGGATCATCGGTGTAACACTCTTTCTCTTTTATTTCTCGTACCAATCCATCTTTGGTTTTCATAAAAGCCATCTTGGTATGATTTAAACTGTGAGGGTGGAACCCACTATGAGAAATCACACACCCATCTAGTTCATTATTCTTAATGTGCCGTATAAAATCGTTTCTGTCCCAAAGGTATGGGTTATCACAATATGAAACTATAACCTCTTCATCATCCTCTATATGATCATATACCTGTTTCACACTATAAACAGGCCCTAATTTATGAGGAGGCATAGAAACGATTTTTGCATCAGGAACAAGACCAATCAACACTTCTCGCATGTTTGTATTTTCGAGGTGATCGTCGTTACACACAAAAACATACTCATCAGTCGAGGAAAACATTTCAAGAATATATTCTATAATCATCTTCCCATTTACCTTAATCAGAGGTTTGGGATCAGAATAACCCTTGTCGATAAATCTCTGTCCAGATCCAGCCATTGGTATGATAATTTTCATAGTACACCCATTCTATATTTTTCCTCTTCCATACTTAATAATTTCTCAACTTCATTGTCACATAAAAATCTTGGAGTTAGTCCAACATCACCCTGTATGTATGTCATATACTGGTTTAAATTTTGCATTTTGTCTTTGAGGATGACCGCATCAGGAAACAGAAAACCAACTGGTTTGTCGAATTCTACTTTCGAAAAAGTTTTAAATGCCTTTGAATTTTTAATTAACCACTCTTTACACAACTGATTCACACGAAGAGAGTTATCAAATACTTCAATAAAAGATGAACCACTACAAATGAGTCCATGATTTTCTAGTAATATAATTTTATTTTCCTGACTAATTTTACCCAACATCAAAGAAATGTCAAAAATATTTGACAAGGATTCACCCGGAGTAACATATGGAACATAGTCGTAATCATACTCTTTAAGAATTTTTGAAATAATTTCCTCGGATTGTTCGGAACAAAGTATAGTATTCAAATAAATCGGATGGGTATGGAAGACAACAGGCCACTTAATCTTGGTATGTAATTTTACTTCCATAGATGGTCGTTCCCGACTCTCGTCAATAGAACAACCATTAGAATCACATGCACTAAAACCATCAAGCATAAGAACCTCACTCATGTCTCTGCCGGATGATGTTATGATAATTTTATCCTCGAACTTATAAGAAACATTACCACCACCATGTTGAACGAGGTCATATTCAAAAGAAGTCTTCTTACACAACGAAAGAAATTCTCTGTGCATATCGTACAATCTCTTAACCCGTTCAAGTAGTTTCAATGACTTATCCGTTTGTGCAGTATATTCTAGATGAACTGTTCTGTCTTTTTTCTCTTCGAACCTAACTACGGCATCAGCATTTTCTTTTTGAGGTTGAATGTATAATAGTTCATCTTTTTCTCTTCTATCCAAGGTATCTTCAACCTGTTCAACGGTATATCCTCTTTTTTGTGTATCGCGGTTCATTTTCCACTGACGTTTAAGTCCCTTGTCAGTTTCAACAAAAATTTTTATATCCGATATTTCATTTACATCACCAAACAAGGCATGAAGTCCCTCATAAACAATATATGATTTTGGTTCAATCAACTCTGGAGGATCAAACTTTCCAGTATCATGGTTATACCTGCACCGTTTTATTGGGTTGTTGTTTGACAGAGAAATCAAATCTTGATATCCACCTTCGATATTATTAGACTCGGGATTTAAATGTGTTGTATTCTTCCAGTTTTCATCGTTTCTTTCCCACAAATGTAAATCATCACCACACAGATTTACAACTTTGTCAGGACCAATCACTAAAGAAATCAATTCTGACAAAGTTGTTTTTCCAACACCAGAGCTACCAGAGAGTGTTACTATCGTATTCAATGAATGCTCATCCATTTCCCATCGTATTCAAAAACTCTATTTTCTCTTGACCACTGACGTACTCCCATTACAAATTCATCATTACTTTGATATAAAGTTTTTTTGAAGTTGAAGGGTTTTTTAATAACACCAACGTCTCTAATACTAGCATCTAAAGTATCATGTGGATTTTTTTCTAGGAACGTCTTTTCCTGCGTTGTGAAAATTTTTCTAAAGATATCAGGGGAAGTAATACCAATGTTGTCAAATATACCCCAAGGTAAATCCGGTGCATAGTAAGTGTTATGTTCCATAATACTTGGTATTTCTATACTATTCAACTCACAGTCAATTCGATGCCTAATAATACAATCAAACGAATCTAAACCCTCTACCATATCCACATGTTTACACAGGATCTCGATACAACGAAACATCCTATAATTGTTACCATTATGGTTTCCTATAGTTTCCAGTATGGGATCGATAGAAATCAGTTCTATGTTTAAGTCACTGTTGTCTATGAGAGTTTTGAGTTTTTTATATTCTTCAGTTTCATATGTGAGGGCATAATGTGTACAATCATAATCAGATAGGGTTGACAGAGTGGTTTTGATATTTTCAAAAACACGATCCGCATTAGGTCTAATTACGCCTGTTATGATACTACAAATTTTCATTACCCATTTAACCCCATGTGTAAAATATCAACAACTTGAAAAATGCAATTTTGGTCTACCATCATTTGGGTTCTCTGTACGTATTAGTTTTAGATTACACAGGGAACATATTTCAATTATTTTATTTTTTTCTTTTTCGTAATCTGTATCATCATGTTGTTCTACTTCTAGATGATTTATTTTTAAATTACTAGACAACCCCTCTAGTATAGGAACTTCATATCCTTCTGTATCTAGATAAAAATGTTCAACTGTTGAAATATCTAAAGAGTCTAGAATTTCACTTATAGTAAATGCAGGCACTACAATAGAAGATCGTGAATAATTAGTTGGGTTATTTGTTTGTTGCACCGAACCCTCCAAACAATTCATTAAACTCCAATGTTTGTGTTTATACAATGTAACAAATTTCTTTTTATATGAAGGAGAAACTAAAGCACAATTAAAAAATATAGTTCTTCCGTTATTTCGATTTCTAACACACTCAGAAAATACAACTGGATCGGGTTCTATTAATATACCAACATAATCAGGATTGTCAATTAAAGAAATACTTCTACTTTGATCAATTCCATTATTTGCACCACATTCAATATAAATTTTTTTATTTTCGTATAATGTCATCTTAAATTATCCACAATAGTTTTTGTTACAGTAAAAGAACCTTCAGGTGAAGCGTTCCTATTATACCAGTCCTGTCCCGCATCGTGCATGTCTTGCCACTGACTCTCACTGACTGAATCGATTAGTGGTTTGACTTGACTGGGATAATCCACACGAAGGAAATGAACTCCTTCTTTCATTGGTTCATGGTATGTATTATCAACTTCAGTAGCAAAGAGTGGGACGACACCCATACCAAGAAGTTCGATCTCCCGATTGCACTTGGGACCATACCCAGCAAGACATAGTCCAAACTTCGAGTGTCGTAGTTTTTCTAGGTACTCTTCTTTTGTAAATGGATAGTGGTCTGGTCCCGGTTTGTCAACAGGACAATTAAAGAGTTTTATACCCGATCGTTCCCAGTCTTTGTTTTTTCTGTTCTGATTCTGAACATTATTTTCAACCTTACCCAAGAAGATAGATTCTATGTCCCGATCTGTATAACCCAACAACGGAGTTTTTCTTGCTTCCATTAGGCGGCGAGGACTTCTAGCCCAGAAGATCCAAGGATGACAATTTGGATGCATTGGGACAGTATTACCAAAAATACCATGACGGAATTTGGGAATATGTCGATCATCTAATCTGGGAAAATCGTATAGTAATACATCACCACACTCTTCTACCCAACAAAAACAGTCTGGACTATCTTGCACTTCACATAGACCAAGTTCTTCCCATATATCAACTAGTTCTCTGAACGTATCTCCACAATGACCGTAGCATGTACCATTAGCATCAGTATTACCTTTTAGAATTTTCATTTATTACTCCTTGATATTCTAAAATATCAGTTGTTGAATATTTACCAAGTCTAGGAAAGAAACTAACCTCATCCACAAATTCAGATCCAATGACTGTCTGGTGTTTATATTCTTCTCCTACTACCATAATATCTGGTTTATGTACTTCACTAATCAATCCCTTAAGTTCTTCATCAGTAGAAAACACATCAACAACATCAATCAGTTTCAATGCCCTTAATATTTCTACTCTATCTCCAATAGTATTAAAGGGTCGGTCATTTCCCTTCAAAGATTTTACTCTTTCATCAGAATCTACACCAACAACAACCACACCTTCGGGTCCAGCAAGTTCAAAGCATCGTTTAAACATTTCAATATGACCACGATGTAAAATATCAAAACACCCATTGGTCCAAACAACTCTACTTTTTAAATCAGAAAAACTCATTTATTTTCCTTTTCACCAAAAACCATAAAACTATTATTTAAATCAACACCAGATTTAAATATATTACAATAACCATTGTCTTTCATATAATCATAAATTATATCAGAAGTGAATATATTTAAATGTTTTTTATTATTCCACGGTCTCCAATATTCCTGACTATAGTCGGGTAAGTATAAAAATAAAACTCCACCACCTTTCAATTTACTAAACCAATATTCCATTGTGTCAACCCACGATGGAATATGCTCTAAGCAATGAGAAGAAAAAATATAATCTAAATTTTCATACGGAAAATTAGAAGCATTATATTCATTAATAGCGGGATCAACTAGATTAGATCCGGGAAATGCCCATTCCTTTTTAGCACACCCTATATCTACCCCGATTCCTCGACATACATGTTGAGCAAAAGGTATTGCAAATTTAGATGCATTACCCTCACTCTGAAATTTTGGATATAGTTTATTTTTAAATTCTATTGTTTCAATTGTCATTTTATAATATTCCAATTATTCTTCCATATAGTTTTAGTCCACGGTATATTGTTTCTAACATCCACAAAGTATTTCTTCTTGTCTTTAAATTCTTTTACTGTTTCTATGAAATGACAAAAGGAACTATCTATGCAGTAAATTTCACTTGATTCATTTGCAATTTTATACCAATCAAATATATTATAACCGGACATGGGTTCTACTACAATATGTTTATCTTGGAAAGATATCAACTTACCCGAAGAACCAGTATCATGTACTAAGATATATGGTGTTTCACTCACCTTTAATTCAAATAATGAATTTTCTTTCTCTAAGTTTCTAGTAAATGATAAATTCCACCTGTTTTCATATGAAACAGAAGATAATTTATATTTTGCTTCTACAAAATTAGAAGCATATTCGGTATTCATATGATAACTATTTACTTGACTTCCCGGAAATCCAAAACTTAAATCTATTACCTTATCATAATCACCAGTCATTTTATAGCACTCAGAAACACAATTACCTATACCAGAAAAAATTTCAATTGGTTTAACGTAATCTATATTGTTAAATGTATCTGAGTATTCAGAAAGAACCGGCCAGTAAACCTCATGACCAAGATCTTTATAGAACTTAGCAATCGGCAAACAGATAAGAATATCGCCGAGTCTACCCGGCTGTATGATTAAAATTTTCATCACTCACCAATAATATAGCACATCAAGACTTAGCTGGAACTGGTAGTCCCAAACGTTCTCTGACTTCATCAATATCAAAGTTGTTTTCGGCTCTTCGACTGAAAACTTCACCATCTACACCATAGTAAGATTCATTTCTTTTGTGTAGATCGTCTGCATTTTCGTGATTACCGGGAATCCACTCATGTCTTGCAATGATCATCTCACATACTGCAAGTTTACCCAACATACCACAAAGTCGAGTTTGTTCATCATCACAATAAAGAGATGTGTAATCCGGGTGGTAACAATGCCCAATCGCCTTGTACAACTTCCAACCAAGACAAGGTAGTGTCATCAAAGCGTCATTACGAAGCCCGTCGTTGAATTTGATTGCACCATCGTAATTAGGAAAAACCTCAGCAAATCCCTGTGCAATAATTGAATCATAATTCATTGCAGCAGGAACCATATCGTCAGATACGACAAGCAATACGTCGCCCTCTTCGTCTTCTAAATCTGCATTACATGCTTCTACTTTAGTTTTTGAATGACCATAACGATATACAAGATCCACCGACTTCTGTGTTTCTTCGAACCATTCCCGCATCTCATCGGTGTTCATTGTCTCATCATCAAGATCACATGTTATAACAAAGCGAACTTCATTTTCTCCAGATAGAAAGTCGATATATTGCTGGAGTATAGTTTTAAATTTTTCTGGGCGACTTCTTGTCGCCATCTTCACAATAAGTTTCATAATAAATTACCTTCTTCCTATATGGTATTTAGGAACTAATTCCCATTCTTCCTTTTGTTTATGGGGAATTATTTTAATCTGAGCCATACTCGCTAATGGTTCTATATCATCATCCAGTATACCAACTAATCCCCACTCTTCAAGTAATTTGCATATTTTATTTCTTCTTGCGATATCACTTTCTGATATGTCACTTTCTAGACCATCTAAAATAAAAAATTCTTTAAAGTGTAAAATAGCGTATTTACCTCTCTTGTGTAATATATGACAAGATTGATATAACTTTTTTTCTTTTCTCGACGAAACCCCTATTCGGGTAAGAGTTTCTCTAATTTTAAGGAAATCTTCAGGTGATTTTAATTCAATCTCCACCCCAAGTCCATCAAATACATCATTTTCTTCCATAACTATGAGTCCCTATAAAATCGCAGACTCATATATTTAGGTTTTTGGTGTCTTAACGGACATTCCGTACATATCTCGTATCTTCTGAACCCCACCAGACCCCAAAACAGCGAGTGCTTCTTTCGCTTTTATATCGGAATAGTTATAGTGAAACTTAATCCACTCGAGATCATCCGAAGATTCTTCTTTTATCCAACGACTGAATCTCTTTCGTTTTCTTACAGAATTGATGTAGTAATCATATTGCATTTTATTGTCAATATGATAATTCATGTTCATTTCGTTGCTGTATAGAATAGTATCTGTAAAATACGAGAGACAGCGATTCACCACAAAAGGAGGATACAGACGCTCACAATTACTGTCAGCGTCCATAAGGTTCTCCTTTGTGTCATTGATCGACTTGAGAAAATCTTTCAATTGCATCAATCACTATCCCGTACTACTAGTAGTTGATCAAACGGAACCAAATCATATGGTACATCATCAACCTTATAGTGTCCAACTGCAGAATCCAACCTCCAGCAAACCCAGTCTCCAACATCAAGACCCGGTAGGGTTACATCAGGTCCGATAGAATGAACCTCACTCCAAACATTAACATTAGCACCGTCCAGTTGACTTTCACGGTAAATAATACCATGTTCATTTTCATATTCGTGACGTTGCAAGTCAGTTTTTACCACAACATTAATACCCAACGCTTTTAAGTCTTTCATTTGAATTCGCACCTCATCATAAGTTCAACAACACACGCGACAAAATTAATTTCCTGATCAGATACAAATGCTGCTTTGTACTGATACTCTGCGATGATTAGAATCGCTTCTGGTATAGAGTTCTTTTCTAGACTCTCGTACATAGTATCATAAATTTTTCTGAACATCTCAGGAGGTGAATTGTCTAGATTGGAGACAATCCACTTACGAGCTTCCGTAAAATTTTTGTCCTTCATTGCGTTCACAAGATCCTGAATCTTGATGTTCTCAAAGTTGGAAAGAATACCAACATCAATCTGACCAGATACAGAATACCTTTGAATTTCATTTAGCATTCTCCGGATATCGGGAAAGTGCTTCATAATGAGTTTAACAAGAACTTCGTTATCGAAAGGTATCGATTCAGTGTCCAGAATAAACTTAATTCTCTCCATCATTAACTTCGCTAGAAAGGGTTTCTCTGCGGAGGGAATCGAAAACTCGATGTTTGTACACCGAGAATGGATTGGTGCAATAATTCGATTCTTGTAATTGCAAGTAAGAATAAATCTGCAGTTACCCGCAAACTCCTCAATCGCACCTCGCAACGCTGGCTGAATTGAATTTGCATTGGAATAGTCAAACTCATCCAGAATTACAACTTTTTGGTTCCCGTTGAGAGAAACAGTGCTAGCAAAATCTCGAATCTTAACACGAAGAGTATCAATATTCCGATCTTCTGAGCAGTTAATTAGAATGTGCTCTGCATTTAGATCGTTACACAGTGCTCGTGCCACACTAGTCTTACCTGTACCAGCAGAACCAGACAACAAAATATTTTGTGCGACTCCACTCTTTACCATTTCTAGAAATGTATTTTTCAGATCGGACGGTAGAATACAGTCTTCAATTGTCTTCGGTCGATACTTCTCTACGAATAGATCCATCAGACAGATGCTCCAGTAGTAACAGAATCCATAGTATAAGAACTAGTTGATTCTAGTGCAACCCAGTAAGTCAAGTCAATCCCATCAGCATTAACAAATTCACTGACAATCTTTTCTGCGATGTTCACAGTATAAGAACCGGGAATAAACCTAAGATTTTCAATATTAAAATCATAGTTAAAAACTGCACCTTCTTCGAAATCGACATTCTCAATTTCAATTGAGTACGTATTACTTCCCTTGTTACCCTTATCATAGAGGGTAGCAGTTACTTCAGAACCATTAGACTTGATAGTTAGATCCGTAAGACCGAGAACAGAACCAGCCTTCTTCAGTTCATTGAAAGATGTTTCCTCTAGGGTCAAAGAAACCACCGAGGTAGGCATCTTAACATCCTTAGTTGGAACTGTAAGGAGAGTTGGTTCGGAATAAAAATACTTAACCTTAGCCTTACCCCCATTAGAAATGGTGACAAACTTTTCATGAAAATCAAAGTCTGGATCATCAAACAGAGAGACCGTACCCAGAAAACTAGTCAAATCCCAAATACCAAATTCAACGGGGAATTGTTCGGTAACCGTGGCTTCTGCCATAACATTCTTTGCACCAGTCAAAGTCTTGACTACATTTCCGGGACTGATAAGAATGTTAGAATTCAGGTCACGGAAGTTTTTCAGAATCGAAAGTGTTTCTCTAGAAATATGCATCAATTGCTCCATTTTGTATCTTCTAGTTCGTCTATCATATCAAATATACTATCTTTGTCAACACTACCACTAGCTAAATCATGTAAAATATCCTTAGTTTGATGTCTCTTAGATTTACTTTCTCTCCTTTCACTTGATCTAGTTGCCTTTTTGTGTGTCTTATCTTCAAAAAATCTTTTAGTCTTCTTCTTCATAATTCAACCCATATGTGAATAGAGTTATTTTCTATCCTTTTGTATAAAACGCCACTGGATGTATCAAACCACTCATCACCTAGTTCTGCATGAAAAGGCTCAGTACTAGACTCATACAGAACCGATCTATCCGACAAAGAAAGCCATCCTGCTTTCTCCCCCAGACTAGGAGACAATCCCTCAATCTTCTTAGATGCGATATATGTTTTACTTTCATGGTAAACAACATCACCAACTTTATAACAAATGACATTTCCGGATGCACGTTTTGCCTTAAAGTCTCCGATAAAATTAAAATTAGTAATTTTCATGAAGTAACCCTAACCAAAATTGTGGTATCGTTAAATCTTCCTGTTGCTTCCCTAGATTTTGTTTTACACCTAATTAACTCACCGCGAATGTTAGCAGGTCCAATCTCTGAAAATCGAGGGATCATCTTATCCGCAGTCCTTCCAATCTTTTTCACGAAGGACTTTTCAGAATTAAAATTCTGCAGAGTAGTTCCCTTAATTCCAAATGAACTATCGGTTTCGTAATAAAAGGCGTCACCAGTTTTTATATTATATGCAACAAAAGACTTACAGTCCAAAATCTTGACAGGATCAAAAGAATTTACCAGAACTTTTCCAAACATCGAATTGTCCATATACTTCAATGTTTTAACAATATCCTCTGGTTTTTTGACCTTCTTCTTTTTGGTAATCTTGGAGTAAGAGGCAAAGTCATCACAAATGTCAGAAACAAATTGATGAAGTTTTTTCAACTTACCCGGACTAAGAAAATCATAACCTTCCACTAGATCAGGATCTGTATGATCTATAGCCTCAGTCAATTCATCCTTGAGATTAGTAAACCACTGTGCGATATACTTTGCCTCAGACTTTTTGATTTTGTATGTTTTAAGAAGATTAATCAATCTCTTCTTTTTATTATAGTCATTGTTTTTTAGATTTTCGATATATCCATCAATCCATGACTCTACATGTTCTGCGACTTCTTCTGCTTCTTTTGTTACTCTAGTTCCTAGTTTAGTCATTGTTCTTTCCTAAAGACATATACTGGTTCATATTTATAATATTTGCTTTCTACCATGCAGTAGTTTTTACATTTAGGCTTACCATCATCCCCAACTCTATTTTGTCCGGGCATTCCCTCCATAGCCATCTTTAACTTATCAACGTAAACTAATCCATTTTGTTCTACAAACTTTCGAGAATCTTCTTCTAGGGGAAGGTATTCGCCCTTAATTAGAATATCTGCTATATTCCACAGAAGATATCCACCACATTTTAGCATATCACAACACGTTTGTAAAGTAGGTTTTAGGAAACCATCTCGCCACGACTCATATGTGCTGCCATATTTTTTGTAAGATTGGTTCTCGTCTTCACTATATGCCTCCCGGTTAAAGTAAGGAGGTGAAGTAAATACAATATCTATATCACCACGATGCTTTAGGAAGTCTTCATTTTTGCCTATTTCTTCTGAACCGAGTCTGTAAATCTCGTAACTATTTGTGTGGGAGAAGAATGAATTTCCTCTGTATGTCTTAGAGTTATAAAAATGTGCCACATGCGAGTAACGACAAGTTCCATCAGGGAAAAAATTATCAGGATTGGGGTCAGTACCGATATAGTGAACATCACGGTTGTCCCGAACAGACATAGCACCCAAAATCCTGCCACCCCATCCAGCAGAAGGGTCGTAAATTTTAATTTGTTTCTGACTTGGTTTAGTGAATCGCTCATATAAGTATTTAGCAGTTCCCGGTGGAAAATTCACTGCTGGTTGAATATAACCAATTCTAAATGCCTTAAATCCAACCGGAAAAATTTTACCACCCCTTTTGTATATACGAATCGAGTACACCCGATCGTCTGACATATTTTCAATATCGAATGTAGAGTGGTGTCTGTACCTTAGCCAACCCATATCATTATACTCTGAGACCTGATCTGCCGTGAGTTGCAATATATCAGATTGCTCAACTTGATTGTAACTACTACTCAACCCATCTCGGACCTTAACCTCTTCCAAGAAGAAATCTCTATCTCCGAATATTTCAGGTCTAGTAAAAAATGATTGTATCCAATCAGTTGCCTCGGAAACAGAGATGACAGAAACCTTTCTATTATCCTTCAGTGCGGAAACAGCATGGTCATAAAAGGAGTCGCGTCTAAAATGACGCAAGCTCCCCTTATAGACCTGATCAAGTCGGTTAGGATCTGATACCAGATCATAAATGGAATATCCATTGTCTGTATCAGTATAATTGATTCTGGTCTTGAACATATTCTCAAAGAATTGATCAACTTCAGATCCTATCCGAGACTTGTTTATAATCACATCACCCTCAGAGGTCCCCAGTTCGTCTGTGTGCTCATATTTACTGACAGGAAAGGTCTCTAGTAGATTCCACTTTTTAATTATGTCATCTATCGACTTTCCAGTTCTAGGAGGACACCCGTGACTATCCCAAATATCAGTAAATGCCTTTCTCATTTTGATAACCCAATCCATAAACTGATCGGGTGTCATCTCTAAAAGATCTTCAAAATTTACATTTACATCACTATTAATAATATAGTCGTTGCGTTCGTACAATCTATCCTCCTACATTCCAAAATAAAGCACCCGGACTGGCATACTTCTTCATGAATTCCCACGCTTTCGCGTCGTATGTTTGTGCTGATGGGAACGGGGGCAAGACTTTTGTTGGTTTGTTGAATGGGTAGGGGGACTCATACGTCTTTGCTCTTCCATATGAGCCACGATGTCCCACACGCACACAATGAAACTCGGCGCTTGGCCATGCGATCTGTAATCCTCTCGTGAGTGTTCCACTTGATCCTACGCTCCAGACTTCAGTTGGTCTAATATCCATACTACCAGCAACCCTAACGATGGAAGAGATAACAGAAGGATGTTCAAAACCAATAGGAAGTAATCTACGGCGGATTGGATCTTCTGCAACATAATCTCGTGCTCGCTTTTCTGTTACACTAAGCATCCCGTTTGGGATCCAATGAATTATAGCACCAAGTTCCTCCGCACGCAACTGATAAGAATGTAAATTTTTTCTGTCTCGTTTTGCCATAAACAAAACCGACTTCTTACCATAGTTGTTGCACAAACAAGTAAGAGAAATCTGTGCGTACCCAGTTGCGGGCGAACTCCCATATACCCATTCTTCTACCTCCGGATTTGATTGTATAATAAAATCTGCAAATCTGACCTTAGACCCACCACCCAATAAGTCATCACGAACAACATTAAATCCGTGATAATGCTGAACGACTGGCTTTGGGTTGGGATCCCCCCAGTCACCTATATCAAATAGATCTTCTTCGAATAGGGATGGACTCATTTTAATCTACTAAAATTATTCTTCTTATAAAAAGTTAAACTATTATTAAAACGATCTGCTAGTTGATCACTCTTGTGCGTTATGACAAAAATATTACTTTCGGTGGACAGATCCCTAAGAACTTTCATGAGATCGTCCACACCAACAGAGTCCAGAGACGAATCAAATATTTCATCTAGTATTAATAAATTGCAGTGAGCACTATTTTTTATCTTTGCAATCTTTCTCCAAGCAAGAAGAATTGCTAGATCAATTCTAGATTTTTCACCTTCACTAAAATTCATGTAACTAAAAGTGTCCCTATGTCTACTTTTAATTTCTTCGTTAAATTCTTCATCTAATGAAAAGGAAACAAAGAAATTCATATGAGTAAGATATTTATTTATGATCTCGTTAATTACAGGTAAGTAATTTTTTATGATTTTTGATTTTATACCAGAGTCTTTGAGTAATAAAAACAACACATCTAAATTTGACTTTAATTCTTTCTGTCTTACCACTCGTTCTTTGTGTGCATATAAATCAGATTCGTAATCTCTCTGTTTTCCTTCACACTCCAATATGTTTTCATCAAAGCTACTGGATTCATTTTCAGATTCTAGTAGAGAAGTCATATACTTATTGGCAGCATTTATTTCACTATTCTTTTCTCGTATCGACTGCTCTATATTTTTACTAACTAAAAATTTCTGCTTCAATTCATCTAAAGAACTTTTCAATTCAGTGTAATCAGTTTTAAAAGAAATTATACTAGATTCTATTTCATCTTTAGATTCATTTAAATCAGATAATTTATCTCCTTTAAACTCTTCCGTAATTTCCTGACTGCATGTTGGACAGACGCTGTTCTCGTCATAGAATGAAATAGAACTAATAGTCTTTTTCTTATCCTTTATCAAATTAACAATAGAACTTTCAAATTTACCCAGTTTATTCTCTATCGTTTTCTGTTCACTTTCTACCTCAGAATACGGCAATAAAGAATCGGTTAATTGCGATAGTTCCTCATTAAAAATTTTTATTTCATTCTTTAGTTTCTCTACTTTGTTTGTTAGGTTGGAGGCGCTTTCATTTTTCTTATCCGAAAAAGATTTAATAGTTTGTTCCTGAACTTCTATCTTTTCGGTTAGAACTTCCATTTTATTTTGTAACTCTCGAACTTGATTTTTTGTCATGGACAATTTAGCTTTGATAATTTGGTTCATTGCACTGAATATATTAATGTCTAAAATATCTTCAATCACTTCCCTTCTATCCACAGCAGAAAGTTGCATGAAAGGAACAAATGAAGAACTACCAAGAGTTACAATCTGAGTGAACGACTTATAATTCATTTTTAAGATCTGATCTTCTAAAAGTTTTTGGTAATCTTTAGCTTTTGCAGACTGTTGCAGTAGTTCTCCATTTTTGTGAATCTCAAATTTCTTAGGTTTTAAACCACGAACAATTTCATAGGTGTCACCATAAATTTCAAATGTTAACTGCACAACACAATTTTTATTGTTCATTGTGTTGATAAGCTGAGGTATATTTATTTTCCTAAATGGCTTACCAAACAAAGCAAACGTAATAGAATCTAAAAGAGCATAGGATTTACCGTGACCATTTGATCCAGAAACTAGGGTCATGTTATCACTACAAAAATCTATCTCAGTAAAATAATTACCAAAAGAACCGAAGTTTTTAAATTTAACAGTTTTAAACTTTATCATTTGTCAACTTTAATACTTTTTAACTCCTCATTCCCTACCATAGACTTAAATTTTGAACTACGTTTAATTTGGTTTTTTGGTAGTTCGACTGGTTTCTTGTTTAGTATTTTTGGAGGTCCGGAAGATTGCTTAGGTAATGATGTTGGTGTTACTCCCGAAGTTTTCTTTTTACCGCAACCACAACCCTTATTTTCTTTATCTGGTTTCATGGGTTTATCCTCCGGAACAATTGGATAAAATAAAATTTCTTCTCCCACATCTATATCTTTGATTGCTCTAACAGTCACAATTCCAAAACGATGATCGTGTTGATATACTGCGTTGTTTTCTGGATATGAACGATATGAGGTAAAGTTCCCCCCGACCATATACAAAGAAGTTTTCTGTGTTGTGATATCATACGAAGTAACTAAACCATCAAGTAGTTCCTCATCTGTATCGTCCGATTTGTACATAGCCTCTAAAGTAGAAGATATTTTTTTAGTTGCACACTCTTCTATAACCTGACCCATTTTAAATCTCTGGGTTGCAACTACAACATATCCATTTTTAGTGCCTTTGAGTTTACATCCCTTTGATATAAAATCACTATAATAAAAATTACCGTCATTCATTGGTCTAAAGCCTCCAAATATATTTCATTTGCTAATTTTTTAAGGACACTACTATTTATGTCCAATTCTAGATTATCTATTTCTTCGTTTATAATCGTCAAAGTATCCTTAGACAAATCAACAGGATCTGTATCTTTATTATCCATTGATATGTCTTCTATTATAGTAAATTCATATGGATTTTGATTTTCTATGTTTGTAATTTTTTCATCGACTACTTTTCTTGCACAATCCGATGTTACAATCAATTTAATATATTTGTTAGCGAATTTACTATAGTCTAATATGCTATCGTTTGGGTTTACTGAATAAAACATTTTATCTGGATTTTCAATAAATTCAATCTCTCTAGTTTCAGTATCTAAAACATGAAACCCCTTAGTGTCATTCATATCAGAAAATGTAATTTCGTATTGAGTGCCTAAATATTCAACATTGTTATTTGATGACTTATTGTGGAAATGTCCACTAAGAACCATTTCGAATCTAGACAAAAACGAATCTTCCATACCACCAGAAAATTTGACACCCCTAAGAACTTCATAATTATTAAGTTCAAAATGTCCACACAAAATGGGACATGCACAGTTTTGTATGAAATCTAGAACAGAATCTTTATTCTGTGGACATATCCAAGGAACCATCCCAACACACAAATCATCAAAATTTAAAACTTTACAATCTTCATATAAATTGAAACATTTATAATGAGAAAACAATTGCTTAGGTGAATTCACCTCGTTTGTATTTCTGTAAAATGTATCATGGTTCCCAAGAAGCATATGGAGATTTACATCCATACTTTCAAGTCGATCAAAAAATCTACTCTTGACCTGTGTTAAAGTATTAAAATTTACATACTTCCTTCTATCCATCAGATCTCCCAGATGGAGAACAGTATCAATTTTATTTTCTTCTATGTAAGGAAAAAATATGTTTTCAAAAAACTCAAAGAAGTAGTTTAAAAAAACAGCAGAATCATTCCTTGCACCGAAGTGGGTATCATTTAGGATCGCTATCTTCATTCTTTTTACTTTTCTTCTTTTTATCAAACTTTTCTATATCAGTCTTAGACAGAGAAAAATAATCAGCCAAATGTTCTTCGGGGTTTCTTTCTTCTTCAAAGTTATTATTTTTTAACCAAGAACTGAGAGTACCGCTGGTGTCCATATTCTTTAATACCTTATACTTTATGAAATTTTGTTTCTTTTCTTTTTCTATTCTTCGTATAAAAGCATAATACGTTATTTGTGTGAAATATGAAAATGGATTCTTTGACTTTTCTGGGTCAAAGTTATGTGCATACATTAAACAGTTTTCTACTGCATCTCCAATCATGTCTTCTCTGAATGGGTAGTTTGCAAAGTTAGACTTGAATGATAAGTGCTCTGCTATTTTCCAAAAACACTCACCGATATATTCATTGATGGGAGGCTTACCTTCTCCCTGTTCTGCGAGTTCAATTACTTTTAATTTCCACTCACTCATTTCCGCAAAAAATTTCTTGTTATCTATGTAATTATTACTCATGTTTTTTCCTTGACATATTATAAAGTACCTGTAAAATCCGAGTGTAACGAGTTAAAAAGAGTAGTATTAATACTCTCTTGTATCTGAACTCCAATCAGTCCAACGATTACCATAGTCTGGGTGATTGATATCATTCTCGGTGGTATCTTCACTTATTTCTTCTGATGGAAAACTAAACTCTATATCATACTCAAAAGATCCAGATGCACCATTAGCCAATTGGTTAAGTAAATCATCTAGAGTTTGTGGAGGCTCATTTGCTTGTTGAGCTTCTACTTCATCCATCATTTCATCTAACATTTTTTGAACATTGTTTTTCATTTCATTTTGAAATGTGTCAATGTTTTTTATTTCTCTTTTCTTACTCGTCAACTTTTTTTCCTTTTCCCTTTCATAAAGAGAAACTACTTCTTCAATGGGATTGTTGTACGAGAGAACTATAGTCTCAGGAATCTTAATGAACTTATCTGAACTATATGAAACCCAGTCTTTTAAGACAGTAATTTCTTTTTGCATACCACTGACAGGATCAGACATGACAATTGTCTTAAATGCCATAGGAGTTTCCATGTATACTTTACCATTTTGTCTTTTTTGTATTCGGGTGATTAATTCATCACCTGTGTTTAATTTTAGGATGCGGTAAATTGAACTCATTGTCATCTCCTCATACCTTTATTCTTTTCAGTGTGTAATTAAACTTCTCATTATTATATATTCGTACACGTTCATCTAAATGTTTCATAGTATGATTAGTATAACTTTTATATGAAAGATCATCTGAAATATCATACACCTTAGTTTTACCCTTTCCTTTTGCCTTTCTGAGTCCTCTACCTATTGATTGGAGAACACGAATGACAGATTTTGATGGAGAAGAAAATATAACGTTTGCTATACTTGGTATATTGATACCAGTAGAACACGTTCCATACGATGCAATTAGAATTGCGTTCTGTTCTTTTTCTAAAATGGTTCTTATATGTTCTCTCTGATCGGCATCTGTACCACCATAGATGAAGAATATATTTCTATCTGGAGCCTTCTCTTCAATCATTTGATGTAGTACTTTGCCGTGTAGATCTACAAAATTGAATAGTAAAAGAGTGTTACCTTTCAGGTTCAATGTCAGATCCCGAATGAAATTATTTCGTTTTTCATTTGTGATAATAAAGTTCAGTTCGTCCTGATATGCAGCTCGTTTCATTTCATTTTTGATTTCTTGTTCGTAATCTAAAATAAGACATTCTATCTCCACATCAGTGAGAAGTTTCTTTTCTATTAGTTTCTTGGTTGATGTAACATTATATACTGGACCAAATAAACCTTCGATAACTAGTTTATGAGTCTGTGTACCATCTAAAGTTCCAGTCGTACCAATCCTATAGTGGGCATCAGTCAACTTAGTCATAATAGATGTTAGGGACTTCGCTTTAAACAAGTGACATTCATCTCCAAATACAGCTCCGAACTGATCGAAAAACTGTTTAGGCATATTATAGAGGCTTTGCCAAGTAGATACAACTATTTTTTTGGCAGTTTCTTTTTCCTCACCAGAAAAAATTCTATGTACATTTGATGGTACATCCCATGTACCCGCTGAGTAGTCCTCAAAGTCTCTGTAAAGCTGGTTAACCAGTCCAACGGTTGGAACTATGATTAATATTTTTTCGTTGTCATTTAAACGCATTATTGCATCTCTGACTAGAATATAGATGATAAGAGACTTACCACTACCAGTAGGAGATAGTAGTAAAGATCTCTTATCTTTCATCGCTCGATAGCAGGCTTTAAGTTGGTGTGGATGTGGTTTTAATTTTAAGTTTAAAGATTTGATAAAGTTTGCAAACTCGTCCACAGTGTAGTCGTCTGACTCTAAAAGTTTTTCGCTGTCTACCTCTAAACTATATTTTCTATCCTCTGCAAACTTTTTAATATAGTCCAAAAGACCCACATATATGTTTCTACTATACAAGTTAAACAGTCGTATCTGACCATCCCAAACTTTTTTCTTATATGCAGGTGTATATTGATAATTGGGAACATAAAATGTGAAGTATTGATTCAATTCTTTTGCAATTGATTTTTCGCATTCTATGAACAGATTTACAGCATCTTTTTGTTTTATAACTAAATCCATCAGATACCCTGTGTAAACTTAATCCACTCAATGGCAGATTTTATGTTCCATTGTCTTCCAGTGATTATTTTTATCACTTGTTCTAGATAAGAAACTACAGAGTTTTGTAGTGATATTTTTGCTCTTAATTTTTGCAAGTCAAGATCTGCGTCCATAAACATGGGAATATCGGTTTTTAATATAACATGCTCAAAAGGATCCCAGTCTTTTCTTTTTAGATCGTCATCTCCCATCTTGCCACTGTAATACAACCACTTATCCCGCTTCATTATTTTTTCTTGGAACGATAGCTTTTCCAACTCCAATTTAGAGTTTTCGTGCATAATCAAATATTTGTTATGTAACTGGGGAGTTTTTAACGATTCTGAATTTAAATCTGTTTCATCAATAAATATGTCTTCTTTTACCATTTCACGAAGAGATTCAATGTCCATACATTCTCCATCATACTGTTTCTAAATCATAATAAGAATATCTAAACGTCACTGAAGAAGATAGCTGAATACTATCTGCAGAAGTTGTAGTAAAGGAAAACCCAGTTAGTGATATAGGAAACATATTGTAAAAACTAAATTTAAATTCTGGTTTATACGCACTGTTTAATATAATTAATTCACCAACCGTGGTAGATACATTACAATCATTGTACATGATTTCTTCTGTTTCTTCATTCATTGGACCCAGTCTTTTGAGCCACTCATATATTTCTCTCCAACTCTCTAGTTTTTCATCTACCAAAAACGAAAGTGTTAGATCTTCAAAAATATACTTACCTGTTGCTGTTGGTATGTTAACACCAAAGGCAGTATTTAAATCTGCACTGATAAATTCAATGGAAGGAACGTTCACCCCAGTAACATAATTCGACAGAATTGGAATTCTGGATGTATTGAATTTAAACTGATTTGCTGTTAGCAAATTAGAAGTGCTAGGTGTGCTACCAAGATGTCTGGGATCGTTGCTCATAATACTATTTATACAAAAAAAAGGAGCACTCCGAAGAGTGCTCCCTTTTCGTTTTTGACTGGACTATCAACCAGTTGTACCACCAGCAGCAAAACCGTGGAGGTTCTTGACTGCGAAGATGCGGTAGTACTGGTTTCCACCGAGTGTACCAAGAACTGTGCTCTCGGCGAATGGGTTGGCAACCATACCGTATCGAGTCTTGAACCCGATCTTTGGCTGGAAGGTGTCGTGATCGACAGCTCTTACCATCTGGAGTGGAACGTATGGGCAGTAGAAGAAACCTGCGTCATATGGGTTAGTACCCTTATAACCGACTACTGCGTAGTCACCGTAAGCGTGACCTGCACCAACTGAACCGGCGGAGTATGGGTCAACGTAGACCTTGAACTTACCGTTGAGTGTACCAACGAAAGTGTTACCGGTGTCATCTGGATCGAGTGCAACGTTCATTGCTGGTGAGATGTTGAGGAATCCACCCATTGCGAGGGCAGAAGCAACATCAGCGGTGCAGAGAACGAAGTTACCCTTACCACGACGTGTTTCCTTAGCGATCTGGTTGGCTTCACGCTCGATTTGGAACATGAGACCACGGAATCTTTCAGCACTCCAGCGACCATCAGAGTCAGCGTAGAGGTCATAGATACCATCAGTAGCGATGTCGTTCTGCTTTGCACCAAGCTTGGCGTTGGTGTAGAGAGTACGGATGACTTCGCGGTTGATTTCACTAAGAATCTCGGTACTGAGGATGTTGGCGAGTTCAGTCTCGGCGTCGAGTCCGTGAACAGCCTTGAGGTCCTGAGCGAGTTCTGTGGTGTATTCAGCCTTGAGAGCCTTGGTCTTCGCTTCGACGGCAATTCTGTCGATTGAGAAGCCCATGTCAGCAAAGTCCTTACCAGCAGCACCAGAAAGTGATTCAGCCTGCGATGTTGACATACCACGGAAGTCTAGTCCGGTTGCAGGAAGACCTTGGTTAGCATTACCGGTGAGCAGGTCCTCTTGTGTTGCACCACTAGAGAATGGAGAAGCAGAAAGACCTGCACTTGGAGCGGATGCTTCTGTGGCACCTGCGAATGCGTTGGCTTCTTGGAAGAGAGCTTCAGCACCACCTGTACCGCCACCGTACTTGCTCTTGAGTGCAAAGATAAGACCGGTTGGAGCGGTCATTGGCTGAACACCGCAGAGGTCATATGCCATTAGGTTTGGCATAGCACGACGAACAAGGCTGATTAGGATTGGATCGTAACCAGCGAGGTTACCAGCACTACCAACCTGTGCGTTTGAGAAGCCACCACCCATGTTGTTGGCTGGCTGCTCAACAAGCATTTGCTCGCGGAGTGCGTCCTGTTGGTTTTCGAGGAGAACAGCGGTGGTTCTCTTCTTGTGATAATCTTCGATATTATCGAGTGAGTCATGGTCTAGAAGTGGTGACCACTTCTCGACTAGCTCGTCATATGGGGTTGAATCGTCTTTATGTGTGAACATGTCCTATTTCTCCTTAGAAATTTAAATTATTTGTTTCTGTTCTGAAAACCGATTGCTCTAGTATAAGCGTCCATGAGGGTGTCGGTAGCACCATCAGTCTTTACATCTTCTGATAGCATTCTAGGTGCAGATTCTTCTGTGCTTGTTTCAGAAGAAGCAACGTTACCTAAGAATGATTCTTTAACTATTTGGAGCTTTCTGTTATATTGATCATAATCTTCAAACTCTACTGTCTCTGCTAAATGTGCAAATCTTTCAACCTCTGTATCTGTGAGGTCTTCACACATTGTTGCAAAGATGGATTGAGCTGCAGTTACGTTAAGAGCTTTGGTCAACTCAATGTTTCTTTCCATTTGAGTATTAAGTTGCTCTTCAAGATCTTCCTTGACTGAGTGAAGTTCTTCAACAACTTTGACCTTTTCTTCTGGCATTTCAATATAGTGAGCTTCGAAGAGTGACTTGAGACCGGAAAGGAAAGATTCAGCAATATCTGACTGAATACCTCTTTCGATTGCAATCTGGTTGTCGGTTGTCCATTCTTCTACAACATAAGAAAGGAAGTCATCAAGTTTTTCTGAAAGATCTTCTGCAATAGTTTCAACTTGACTGTTGAGTGTATTGTCAAAAGATTCTTGCATTTCTGCTTGAATGAAATTAATTCTTTCTTCTAGTGCAGCATCAAAGACCGTGGTGAGTTTCTCCATGAGTTCTGGGGAAAGATCGTTCTCACCAAAGAGATTTGAGAGGTAGTCAGCAGAAGTGTTTTCTTTAACTTCTTCTTCTTCCTCTTTCTTCTCTTTCTTTGGAGCTGAACCACCAGCACTACCTTCGGCATCAGAAGGTTTGGCTGCGATTGTAGCCATGTTCTGTGCAGCGTCGTGAGGTGTTTCTAGAGTTCCGAGTTGAGCACCTTTACCAGTTGCGTCTTGGTAAAGTGCTGGATCGTCGAAGCCACTAGGATCTACAGTTTTAGCGGCGTCTGTTGATTCTTTAAATGAACGGAGACCCTTGTCTACAGCCTCTGCAAGTTCTTCTTTGAATGTTTCTTTTGTACTCATCAATAAGCTCCTTGATGCCTTTCTGGAATATTTATAAAAACTAGATTCTTAAAAATATAAGTTGTATACTTTCATATTTTTCTTAAAAAATCTTCGAACAGTTGAGTAAACTTCTTTTCCATATCTCTGGATGAAGTTCTCTTAATTTCTTCCTTGTAATGGGAAATTTCTCTTTCTTTGAGAATACCATTATCCCAAATCCATTCCTTTCCTTCCATGATACCGTCAACAAAGGCATCGGGAGCTGAGGGGTCTGCTACGATATCAACCGCAGCAAGCATAAAATCAGGTTGAACCATATTGACTCCACCCTCAGACTTAAGTGAACCCATACCTCGTGTTGATACACCAAGTTTGGCACCTTCGTCCATTAGGTTTTGTACAATTTTACCCATCGGTGTATCCATAATTTTAGCTTTACCATTAAAATTTTTACCTTCACACTGAAGGTCTTTAATGATATGTGATACACGATCTAAATTAACAGTTGGACCCTTTGGGTGGTTGAGTTCACCAAAGGCTCTATTCTTTTCCACAAACTCATTAATGTAAGAATCTACCTTTGGAGATAATACTTCCATTGGATATATTCTACCATTTCTGTTTTTCTGTTCTGCTTGCATGAAAATGCCAGAAATGAAATAGTTTTTCTTCCCATCGGAATCTTCAACTAGCAACTCAACGTCTTCGTTCATTTCTGTTATTAGTTTCATCAATATGCATCCGTTCCTGAGTTTGCAGCACCACCGGCTTTAGCCATAGCTGCTAAGATTTCTTTTTTCTTCTTAGAAAGGTCGCCGGGTTCGTCTTTAGGAGCACCGTCTGGTCTTAGGTTGTCTGCACCCTGTGGGGTCTTACCACCTTCACCTTTTGGTTCTTCTTCGTCGTATTCTTCCTTGACCGATTCCTTATCCTTAAGAGCAGATTTCATTGACTCTTCTTTATCGCCATCTTTATCGAAATCTAGGAAATCTGGCTTACCCTTACCCTTCTTGTGCTTTTTCTTTTCGCCTAGAAGAGTTGGTGCAATATCAACGTACATTTCATTTAGGTGGTTACCTAACTTCTCGTAAAGAAGATCATGAATTTCGTTTTTTGCACCGATTAAGTTCTCATCAATTAGTTCTTTAATAATTTTGTGTGTACTCATTGGTGTCCTCATTTACAGGGGGTTTGTATAAACTATGTATATTTTTTAGGCTTGTGGAGGAGCTGGTGCCGGAGCCTCTGGTGGTGGTAGCATTCCGGGAGGAGGTGCAGCAGCAGCAGTTTCCATCTCAGCTTTTTGTCTATCTGCGGTGTTCTGAGAATCAATAAGAGTTATTTCTTCTTCGGACTGTTGTAAAATATGTTTTCTTACATATTCAGTAGAATAATACTTACCAACTAATGGATCTATTTGACCTAAAAGTTGCAATCTTTCTTTAAGAATTTCTGTGTCTCTTAATTCATTGAAGTATGAATCTTCATTAAAATCATAAACTACATTTTGATTTAGATCATCCCAGTCCGTTTCTGCTATTACACCTTTGAGTAATAACTGCTTTCGTAATACGTCGTTAAACAGAGTTGCAAATCTATTTCTAAGTCTTTGAATAAACTTATAAAACTTTACTTCATCACGGGTAATTTCTGCAGATCTACCCATGTTAAAACCATTTTGAGTTTCTAGTCTAGACAGAGGTACGTTTAGTGCTCGGTATAGTTTTCTCTGTAGGTACTCTACGTCCTCCATTTGACCTAGATTCTGTCCTCCGGATAGAGTACTAATTTCAGTGCCTCTACCACCCTCTCTTCGTGGTAACCAATAATCCTCAAGCATGTGGAGATGATTTCTGTCATCCCTCACCTCACCAGTTGATTGGTTATAAACAAGTTTATTTCTATACCTGTTCATAAGTTCTTTTAGGTACTGTTCGGCTTTTTGTTTTGGTAAGTTACCTACATCAATATAGAAAATTCTTCTTTCTGGTGCGCGAGATATTCTGTAAATAACCACAGCATCTTCGATTTGACGAAGCATGTTTACAGGACGAATTGCTTTCTGTAAGTAACCAACTACCTGTTTGGTTGTATAATCGACTATACCACTATGTGCATATGCAATAGAATCCGGAATAATCTTTAATCCACCAGCACCAGTGTATGTGTTGCTTTGCTTATCACTGTCTGTATAAAGATAAAATTCTTCTATACTAGAAATAATTGGTACAGAAGTAGGACCCTTGGTATATGGTTTTTTATTTACTTTTCGTACTTTTTTTATCTTAACTGGATCTATTGGTCTGAGTTCTTTGATTCCAGCTCTAGGGTTTTCGGTGTCTATAATAATTTGAAAGTAACATCTACCATCAATATACCATCTACGAAATATCTCGTATGCTTTATTTGAAAAATCAAACATCTTTAAAATGTTATCAAATTCTTTGTGTATTTTAGTTTTAATATTGTCAGAAAACCCTGTGTTTGCAAGATTTAATTTTACTGGTTTTCTATCCTGACCCATTATGATTGAGTCATTTATAATATCCTCAATAGCCATATCAACTTCTGGATAAAGTGCTATATTCCGATATGTGTGTATAAATTGATTTTCGTTCTGTATACCACCACTAAAATCAACGTAGGTTCCCATGAACCCACCGCTGTTTATTGTTTGAGCACCATCGTACTCATCAGGAGAAACAAACGCCTCTTGTTTAAGAGATGTTTGAATTTCTTCTTCTTTTGATTTTTTCCCTATGGAAAATCCGAATAAGTCAATAGCCATTATATATCTCCGTTATCACACGCCAGTAAAGTATTCATATTCGACCATGCATTGAAATTGAACTAAGTTATCCATAGCACCATGCTGCAATTCAACTGGACCAACCATCGTTGGCCAACAATTATGTAAAGTAATTTGTTTAAGAACAGTGCTACCATTCAGATCATAATGTCCAATTGTCCAGTCTGCAACAAAATCAGAACCATCTGGATTAAATTGAGTTATATTGCTGAAGTGCTGATTTATTCGATCACTCCATTCGTGAAGTGCTCTCCAAACAGTTTTACCCGAACTGTATGCCTTTGGTGAATCATAAACAGTAAAGTTCCAAGGAGAATATCTTCTATCTCCCGGTAGTTTTAATATACGACCTCTGAACGCAACCGGAATTGCCGGTAGTTCTGCCGCAGGTAAAGAAGCAGCAGATACTTCTGCTCTAAGACTATTGGAGAATCCCGGAATGATCATATTAACATCATACCGGTTTGCCCTTGTACCAAGACCAACTCTATCTTTAAAGTCTTGTAGTTTTAGATCGAGAGCCATCTATTATCCTCCTACGGTGTTTTCTGATTCTGGAACAAACTCTAACACGATAGTTTCTATACTATTTATGGGTTTATATTCAACTTTAAGTACAAAGTTACCAATATTAGCAATTTCTGGTGGGTTGTTAGTTTCGTCACAGGTTACAGTAAATGACTCAATTCCGAATTGGTTTTGTACCGACTGTAGAAGTGCAGTAACTCGATTTGTAACCGAAAGTCTAGTTGAAAAATCGTTAACTTCAAAAAGAGCTTCTCTTGTGATAAGTCCGACTTCTTCTTGTAAGTAAAGTAGTAGATTTACTAAACCAATTTTTTCTCCTGTCGCAGTCTTATCACCAAACAAGAGAATTCCTTGATTTGCAAAAGAGATAATTGGATTTATATTATTTGCATATAAAGCATCTGCACTAGCACCGGTAAGAGGGCTTACCAGTTTGTAAGCGTTTAGAATCTTACCTCTACTAAATCCGGCTGGTGATGCCCAATTATTTGCAACTCTTCTTGATCTTGACATACATCCTACTACATCTGCCGCAAGATTAATTTGAATTGGTCCACCATATAATGCCAACTCATTGTCTATCGAACTTGCAGGTGGAATGTATTCTTTCTTACCAAATACCCAAACATCATATTTTGTATTTGCGGATCCGGGGAATGCTGAAAGATTTGCATCCTGTGTATCGTGTACTGCTAATAAATCATTTCCCCTATCAGTTCGTATTTGAGTTAACACAACACTACCAACCGTACCATCGACATCACCAGAAAATACACAATCTAATGGTAAGTTTGATGATGTGAATGGATCTGCGGTCTGTAGTCCGACTATAACCTGAGAACCATATTGTGCTGCTGTTTCTATAGTATGAAACTGATGTCTTAGAGTTGCACCACTAGGTCCACTTGGGAATCTAACTTCATCTTTATTTGATGCATATGACGCACCAACACCACCAGAAAATCCCGGAAAATTAAATCCTGCACTATTTCCAGAATTTAGAGTTAGTCTTGAGTTTAAGTCTTGTAAACTTGTAAAATGAATATAACCCTGAGAAACTTCTGATGTGGTTCCTAGAGCTTTAATTATAACGTCATCTGCTACAACTGCACCAGCTATAAATGTGCCTGAGGCTTCACCAGAAGATGGTCTAAATGTATCTTCTGAAATTTTAACTGTAACTGAGGGTAAAGCCATTATATTCTCCTATATATGGGATCAATTTATATTTAGGAAAATGATGTATTCACTTTTTTCCACTCACCATTCTCGTCATCTTCTTCGTGTGACATAAAACCGAATGGTAAAACCTCATCCTCAATCCTCTCTATTTCATCTTCGTATACGTCAAGACGAACGTCGCGTTCTGTTAAATTCTTAAAATAGTCCTGTCGGGTCAACCAGCCAAACAATACGAGACACATCACCAAATCGTCGTTATGTCCTTCATCTGCCTCAAAAGACTGTCCCTTTGCCACAAACGTATAGAGTTCATTGATAATATCCATATCATGAACAATTAATTTATCATTCTCCACCATACTTTTAAGAACAGAACATCCTAGTTTCTTAACTGGGATCGTAGTTCTTACACCACGATGCATTTGAGCACCACCAAATCCCGAACTGATCACTTGTCCAGATCTCCCCTTGTATACTGTAGATGCCATATTATCATATTCAAGATCTTCGTAAAGAACATCCGCTACCTGTGATCCAATATCGTTAGTTTCGATCAGAACATATGCATTATTATACTTGTCAGCTATGGTTTTTATGACCGTAGGATATACCATAGGAGAAATTAAGTTATTTCGGTACTTTAAAACTACCTTATAGGGGGGTTCGGTGATGTCAATCACTAACAACGCACTGTAGTCCTTTCCCTGACCTCTGGCGGTATCTACAGTGATAATGTAGTTGTGGTCTGGTTTTGGTTCTTCGTAAATATCAATACCATCTGGAGACTTACTCACAGGTTCATCGAAGTTCATGACATGTAATTTAGAAGAACTAATCAGAGTATTCGTAGAACCAATAAAGTCACACTCAAATTCAGTCTGAAACTGTTGCTCACTGGTGTTCTGTATCTGCTTGTCTTTCCATGCTTGATCCCTCATAGGTCCACCGGGATATAAGGGTATCTGAGACCAGTGAACTTCGAAAGGTATATACTCATTCTTACCCTTCTCACCCTTTTTCTTGTTGGCATTTTTCCAATAGTAATAAAACAGGTTGAGGCCATTCGGAGTCGAAACCATGAGAACCTTCGTTGTCTGACCAGACGTGACCGTGGGATACACCGAACTGAAGAACTCTTCTGCGATGTTGTTTGGGACGTGAGCAAATTCGTCTAAGAAGATCATGTTAAAAGATCCACCACGAATTGCAGATGCTGAAGTAGATGATGCGGTAATCTTAGAGCCGTTTTCTAATTCGATTGATCCTTTGTTCCACTCTATGATACCCTGTTGCAACCAAAGAGGAAGATATTCATATGCCATCTTAAGTCGATATAGAATCTCTCTCGCGGTGCTTTGTTTGTTAGCAAGAATTGCAACATTCATGTTCTGATTAAACAGAACGTAGTGTAAAATGTATGACACGATACTAGTAGACTTACCACTCTGTCGAGGAAGTTTGGCGATCGCAAATCTATTGTCGTGGATTATGTTGAGTAGTTCTTCCTGATAATCGTAAAGATTAAAGGGTATTAAACCTTTATCGAGAGAAACAACCTTAACATAATTTTTAATGAAGTAAACCGGATCCTTCGCACACTTCATATATTCTTTAACTTGATCTTCGGTAAACTCAATCTCAACACCGGATGCCTTTAGGTTTGGATTACCTAGATAACCATCCATTTTTCGATTACTCATATTATACTTTCTTTATATCTTTACCCGAACTTCTATCTGGGTTTATCAGATCCTGCAATTCACTGGTCGAACCAACGTAGATTGTATTGTTGGTTGTGTTTTTCTGTGTCAAATTATATTTATCTTCTTTTATCTTCTTTACTTTATCATGCACGTCGAGCACGTCCTTATTCATTTCCGATACTGTTTTCAGCATTTGAGAAACTACTTCGTATGCTCTGGGAGAGTCTCCTGCCTTTGCAACATCAAGGATGTTTTGAATTGCATCTTTTCCCGTATCAATTAAATCATAAAGATTTTGTCTAACTTGAACATAATCCTTATCAACCTTTTCTTCGCCAGATTGCTTTAGAGTGATTTCTTTATCTGCCTTGACTGGTAGGTGGGCATCAAAGTTCGTGTTTAAACTATCGCTTATATTCTTAAATTGATTTTCGAAATTAGATTCCATACTCAATATCTCCAATACTAAAGTCTAATGTACTACCACTAACTCCGGTAGTCTGTGTAGTTTGTGAAAACTCATCGTTCAACCCTGATATCTCAATCATACTAGATGAAGAATCTACAATAACAGTTTCGTTTTTAATTTCAGTATATAATCTGGTTTTGCATGTAAATGCAAATGTAGATGCAACAATTCTTCTATCTAAAAAGTTTCCATCAAAAGTTTCTTGTACTGCAACATTACCTAATGTTATAGGAACATCTAGTTTAGAGTCAACCGCATTAAAATTGAGAGTAACTATAAATTCTGGAGAAAAGTATGGAACTATTTGCTCAACAATTTGTAAATTATCGTCCATATTTCTAGAAAAAGCAAAAAGTGTAAATCCGACGTTGTATGGAACTTCTTGATACATTGTCTGTGTGCCTTCACCCGCAACAGAATATCTTCGTTTATTTAATTTATTTAAATGTCTAGTAGGATCGTAATCTATACCGGTCATTTCAAAACCAAGTCTTGGTAAAGAAACTTCAATTTTAGTTTCATCACTAATACCACTTTGCTGTTCTAATCTTTGTATAAACTTTTCTTTCGATGAATATATTAGAGGAACTTTTAATTTTGAATTTATAGTTTCATTTGCATTTTTTCTTTCGACATAAATCTCGTTAAATAAAGATCCAAATGCAACGGTTAGTTTTCTTAAAGACTCGTTGTAGAAATGTCCAAACATCAGTAGTTACCCTCCGAGAATGGATCCTTGTCTGTAAAGTCAAACAAGTTTTTATCTGTCTTTTCTTTTTCTAGGTCCAAACTATCTAAAAGATCTTCTGTGGTTCCGGGTCTAGTTGGAATCTTAAGGTTTAGTGAACCAAACGATTCAATTGCTCCAACAGCTCCACTACTTTGTCCATAAATATATTCACCAATTTCAACATTAAATGATCCGGACATACTTCCTATTATAAGAAGTCCATCTTCCTTCGAATTCCATTCGAACACCTTACCTATACCAGTTGCATTGTCTATCGAAGGTGCTGTAGGTCCGGTGGGACCATTTCCAGTAATATGGAAAGCTTGCTCACCAAGTATAAAGTCTGTGGTACTACCAGTTAATCCTAAGTATAATTCAAAAGCCTGAGTATGTTGTTCAGTTTCGACATCATCAATAAAACTTTGATCTGTTTCAAACTCTTCGTGTGAGTAAGTAAACGCCTCACAACTAAGAACAAACGTATATCTTTTACCCAAAGGATAAAATGGATTTTCGTGTTCAACAAAGTTTATTTCAAATATTGTGTCACTAAGAGGAAAGTAGATTAGATCCCCTTCTCTGGGTCTTGGCAATTCAGAATCTGTTCTGGAAATTAAATCTTCAAATACTTTGCGTGAAACTACAAGTTCAACTCGATCTTTTAGTTCTATTCCAAACTTGCTAATTATATCGCCCTGACCTTCGAATCCATTCACGGATTTAACATACATTTCTATTTTGTACGACCCTTTAAATTTTGATATAGGGTCTTCACCGTATAGGTAATCTTTATTAAACTGCTTTCTTGGTATGTAATAAACATCACGACCCATAGCACTTATGGTTTCTCGCGTTAAATCTTCTACGAGTCTTTGTTCACTCGTGTTGTCGTAAAAATACGGATTCTTAGCCATTTAATTATCCCGTCATGAAATCAACTGGTAGTTCGTACTGCGAGTAGAACTTCTGTTCTATTTCATCAATTTCTCGTTCTGCTTCTGACTGTATTTGTCCGCCACGAAGAACAACTCCACCCGGCATTTGTACGCCGTCATACTTAGCAAGATTAGATCCCCACTGTCTTTTTATAAGTGCAGTGGTATATTCTTTGAGAAGACGATCATTAAATATTTCGGTGTATGTGTTTTCGTTAAGTGCAGCATAGGCTTCTATTACGATATACTCGTCAGTTGCAATTTCACTCCACTTCATGTCAATGTGAAGTTTATTTGTAACCTTACTAAAACGAATTGCCTTTTCTGGTTGGAAAAAGTCTTCGATCATATTGATATATCTCTTAGTAGAATCATAAGAAGCAAGTCCCTGAGAGACTGCTGCGTTGAGACCTCTGTTGACACCGAAATAATCGGAAAGTGCTAGTTGATACCTAACGTCAAACATATTAATGTTTGAGAATTGACCAAACTGAAACACCTTTAGAACTGTCAGGATATCAGAACCTCTGGGTCCATCTCCAGTAGGTCCATTTACAGGTCCAATATCATTGGTAAGAATGTATTTTTGTTCTTTGTCTGCTTCGGTGATCTTATGTGAGAAAAATACCCTTTCCACTCCGTCGAAGTGTCTTTCTCTAAAGAACTCTAAGGCATCGTCCAGTCTGTCTTCTGCTTGTGTGTAATCTACGTTAATTTCGATAACAGGAGCGCCAAGACGCTTGAACGCATATTCTATAAGTGTTTCTCTGGAATTGGGATGGGCCATAGATACCTCCTTGGATATTTATGGCCTTCCCGATTCTAAGCTCAGGATTCTTCTTTATTTTCTGTTTCTGGAACCTCTGGTGTGGTAACAGTAATGGAGTTAATTTCAGAATCTTTCATGTTTTCAATGTAATATCTTCTGGTTATTGGTGATATTCCCTCGTCGGGATCTGAAACCATATAATTACCAAATCCGGGCATTTTTAGAGGACATTCTAACTTTGGATAATCTAACTTAGAATATTCTTCTTCAGTACCATTCAACCAAGTACCTTTTCTGTCCCCACAACCACACCCACCACAATAATATTTTCCTTTGGTGGTACTATTTTTTAGGTGTTCACATGGTGGTAGTTCACCACCACTATGTTCATTACCAAAACAACTAAGAACTCGAAGCTTTTTTATCGTGGGGTCAGTTTTTTTGTTAGTTAGTCCCCGAGAAATCATAGCTTCAGCATAGCTTTTTGCCATACCTAAACCTTTTCTAATATCCATTAAAAACCTCCGTAAATTTCATACAGTATAATCTGCATCTGCAACATAATGAAAGAAAATCTCATCAAATATTACATACCCAGATAGAGGAAGAACTCTAACTCCCTTAATATTTGGTGTAACTTGGAAAGTATCTGATCCTGTTGTGTGTGTTCTAGTTCCACCATATCCAGTAGTACCAGAAGAAAGTCTCATATCTAGTCCAGAAGATCTATTGAATGGATCAGTTTCAGTTCCGGACTGCGGAGAATAAACAGTTACGGTTGGAGTATCTCGCATTTCCACACCGAAATCGACGTATGTTGTTTCGCCTGTGTTTGGTGCAACATGAAAACGAGCTGGAGTAAAATCTGGTTCAGATGTAGTTGACATTGTAGAAGAACCAGTTTCAACTCCTAATCCGTATGTACGTTGATAATATCTTGAGCACTTGGATAGTTCGATTTTTGGGTCTGTTTCCTCGAAATATGGAGCACTTGAAAGAGTTGTTCCCTGAGAAGAGAAAACTCTAATGTTAGAGAAATCCCAATTTGCAGAGGTAATAGTCGTTCCCAAATTAGTCTTAAACCCAATAGCAGTATATCCGTCTCCAGTTGCACCTGAATGTGTACCAACAGATGCATTGTGGTTTACGTTGAAGTAAGTCCAGTTAGATGTACTTGGTGTAATTGTAGTAGAAAATTCTTCTGTGGTGTATGTTGTACCATCGGGAATACTAGTTTTGATGTACGGAGTTAGTGTAACCCCAGTACCGCTGTTTAGTCTCACATAACCGTCGATGGTTACAGTCTCGCCTACAAATTTCGTTTGACCTTCAATTTTATTTTCCAGACCATGAAAATCCGATGCAAACAAAGTACCAAACGCCAAGTCTAAGTTTAAGTAGTATGTTGGATTGCCCGGAACTTCAGTTTGTCCCTTGCTGAAAGAAACTTGCGTTACCTCCTTTTTTCCACCCCCACCATATGCTGCTGGTCTGTTGGTATTGAAGCACCATCTATCTGCTAAGTAATTTGCACTCTTCGCTGTAAATGACGTACCTCTTTGCCAAACATCAAAATTACCATTTATGAGTTGATTTTTTATTGTGAATTCGTGTGGTCCGGTGCCAACTGCACCAGTTTCGCCCCTCTCACCCGTATCACCAGTTAGTGCTATAACAACCGCACCTGTTTGTCCGTTAACAGAAGTAACTGGAGCACCAGTAATAGAACCTGTAACTACAAGATCACCTGAAATTGTAACACCAGAAATTGTATCGGAAACAGAAATAGTCGCAGTGCCCCCAGTTGGAGCAACTACGTTAATACCAGTAGATCCTGCTAAATTGTATATGTTTAGAAGGTTTAACTTTTCAATGATTTCGGTATTTTCTTTTACAACCCAATCATAGAAAGTTGTATTTGCGTTTAAATCTGGTATGTTGTAACTAGTGTCTTCTACACCCATTTAATTTCCCTCAAAATCGTTGTATTACTTGAGCAAAAAATCGTTTATTTACTGTGCTACTAGAATCAATAGAAAATCTAGTACTAGCTATATGTAGTGTCTTTCCTGAATTTTGTTTTACATCAGGACGAGTAACCGAAGTTACTGTATATTCTTCGCTTGTTTTTCCTAATTTGATCTTATCACCAGTTTCAACATCATTTACATTTAGAGTATGAATTTCCAGACCAATTGTAAATGCAGTTGGCTGTGTGGATGCAACAACTTTATCAGTGGAAGATCTTGTAGTACCTACTGACTTTGTTAAGTTGACAGAATCTCCAACAACAAAATTTCCAGAACTTGCAGAAGCACCCGAGAGTGGTGCAATTACAGTTTTCAATTGATTGGATATACCACTACTGGAAAAATCACCCGTAAATAATGGAGTAGAATTATTTTTTACCACATTCTCGTAAATACCAAAGTTAAAAAACTCTTTTTGATCTACAGTTGATGCAATTGTTGTCGAGTCGGTTTCTATATTAACAAGAGCGTATTTTGCACCCAATATTTCTCTAATATTCATACCTTCGGGTACACTAAATCCTAAAGTAATAGAATTGAAAATATCTAATATTTGAGATGCACTTTCTTTTGTCAAAATTGCAGTTAGACTGTCTCGTAAAGCTAAATCTCTATATGTTGTCACTCCGGGATTTACAAACTTAACACCTACAATCTTGTATTCTTTTTCGCTTAATGTTGTATAAGGACTTGACACAACAATAGTTTCTAACTGTATAGAAGCTCCAGTTCCAGAATCACTTATAATTGGAATAATTGGATCCTTTGCTTTTATAACTAAATTACTTTCGGATATAGTAGATAAATCAATTTCAAGTGATGTAATTTTACCTGCATGTGAGGTTAGAGTTTTATCGGGAACACTAATCCATTGAGATGAATTTACATTACCTTTATCTGTTGCAGATATTGTATATAAAAACAAATAAGTATAACCATCTCCATAAGTTACAACACCACTTGTATGTGTTGGTGGTGTACTAACGGGTATAGTTTTATTATCCTCTTTTGTATTTAAATCTGAGTTACCCAAAATAAGATATACGTTGTTGTTGTATGAAACGTAATAGTTATTATCTGGTTTTTTATCAGTATTCCATTTGCCATATATTTGACCACGTACCCATTTCACATCTGCAACCACCACGTTTACTGTAGCTGGATTTACTCTACCAATAAAAGAAGAATCCTTGAATGATTCTCTTCTTCTGTTTTCATTATTTAAATCTGCGGATGTTTCTGCAGAATCACCACCCAAGAAGTATGATAGTATTCTTTGGTTGTTTTTTACAGATGTAACAAAATCAGTTGCGTTTGCTACAGAGAGATTTGTTGCGTCTAATGAAGATATCGTCATTTGATTAGCACCCTGTTATACCGTGGTTTGGACTTGAGTCATATGGCATGTATAAAAACTCGTATATATTTATACTTCCGAACGACGCTCCAGCAGGAGTAAGAACTCCATTTGGATGGGTATATGTCGGCATATCAGCGGTGTTTGCTGCAATCGCTCTCGCATGTGAACTACCAGAACATCCGGATGTATATCCTATAGTACCAGTATCTCCTTGATTATAAACCAAGTAATTTCCTATAAGTGGATTTTCAAACGAAATTCCTCGTGACAAAGCAGTAGAAAATCCAAACTCTGCTAGCCTTTGTTCTATTCCAGAATCTTCGCTCGACTCCGTTCTTTCACTTCCTAAAGTTGAGTTAGTACTTATTGTAGTGTTTATTCCTACAGGTTTCATGTACTTATAAGCTTCTTCATAGACTGAAGTATCTTGCATTGTTCCAGAAATTTCAAGATTAATTTCTTGGTTTAATAGAGAACCTGTTACAGTAACACTTTCAACTTCTGGAAATGCTCGCACAAAGAAAAGAGCAATGCCCTCTGGTGTTCCCTTTTTGGAGATTATATCTCTTCTGAAATTTTTCAAAAACTCTTCTTCTTGACCTGCGGTGAGTCCGAGTTGAGGAATAAATGAGTTCGTGAAAGCAGATGTAGTTTCTGGTATTATATTGCTTATATCCTGAAGACTTTCTATGCTTTCAGTGTATAGTCCAGATTCTTTTGTGCAGTACAACCAATCAAAATAGTGCTGAAAGAATTTTACAAAATTACTATTTCCTGCATAGTGTTCATCTACCAACCAATTTGGAACTACGGTTTTCACATCAAATGGTACGTTACACGATTCTGTAATAAAATCATTTGCTGCATCTGGAGTAACTGCATTTAAAAACGATCTAACTTTTTCACTGTTAGTCAATTCATTTTGGTCTGTTGTTATAAAACTAGGATCCATTAAATTTCCTCTTATTCGGGGGCTACTGCGCCCGTGCCATACTCAAATACAATTCCAACTATACATTTTTCATTAAGCGCATTTGTTGCTTGATTTTTTTCATCTTCCGAAAGTTCCGGGGTTGTTGTGTAAAATACTTTACCTAACTGTGGACTGGTAAGTTCGTCTCCACCAGTTACAGTGACATTATCGAATGAGGTTACATATCCTCTTTCAAGTAAAAATGCTTTTACGTCATCCTTGGTAACCACTCGTGATTGGGAAGAAAATACTCTGGGTATTGCAAACTTTAGGCTTTCAATAGATGGTTCGTTTGTTCCAGTTGAAGATAATCCAGAAGATCCGATGTTGGTTATATTAGAAAGGGTGGTTGTGAAAGAGCTTACGCCATTACCCGAAGTTCCAGATGGGACAACATATGTAACTCTGATATTAGCTGTACTTTGTAAATTAGCAGAGTTAAAAATACCTGTATTTGCGTCATATACACCAGCAAACATTACATCATATCCTGTCGCTCTTCTTTCAAGAAAGCATACTTTGGATTGTTGTGTAGTGTTTGGTTCTACTGATGTTGCAACTGCATAATCTACACCATCTACTGTTACCTTTAGTGATTTAAATTCTATATCGGTTTCTGGTATAAACACCGACTGTGTTGTTGTATCTAAAGTTAATTCTGTATTTCTAATAATTCGTATTCCCTCGTAGACATCAAATGTTGACGGAGTATCTGCGGTCAATATTACTGGTTTGATATTATAGAAAAATTTAACTTCACCATTAGTTTTTTGACCTCGAAATTGTGTATATGCAGGAATAGTTTGATTGGTACTAGATGTTATACTTAAAGTTGCAACTGAGGAAGTTTTGCCGGGTACGACATAACCTTGAACTTTTGCGTGTGATATTATAGATTCTAACTTTTGAGCAGAATCCAAAAACATTTCATTAACTAAAATATTCTGAAACAGAATTTGATAAAATGTATTGTATGATAAGAGGTCTATTATTGTTGATAATGCAGATCCTTCGAAGTTATAATCAGTAAACTCATTTTTACTTTTAATGTAAGTAACAAGTTCATTTTTTATTTGATCAAATTCAAGACTCTTTAGATTAATGTTTGGTGTTGACATAGGTTTCCTCTTATGAATCCAACGATATTACAGCAGTTTCTTCTACAATGTTATCAGAAAAACGATATGTGTATTTTAAAGATAGTTCTAATTTACCACTACTATAAATTGGAGTAACTGTTTGTACATTTATTCGTGGTTCGAATGTATTTAGCAACTCTATGATATCTAGTGGTAAAGTACTATTTGCCACAGTAGAAGATTCAAAAGTATATTTTTGTATAGACCCACCATAATTTGGACGAAATGATTTTTCTCCACCAAAACTAAGAAGTATGTTTTTTATAGACTGTTTAATTGCAGCGGAATCTGTTATTAAATTTACATCCGATGTAAAACTATTTTTAGAAAAGTTGAAATTTATATCTGTGTAGTCTGACATACAGGTATTTATCCTTCTTCTTCTTCTGGTGCCTTTGGTAAACTATCCCGAACAAGAACCAATTCCATTTTGTGTAATTTCACGCCAGTAAATCTATGTGCAATGCTATTCACTAACCATTTTCCTGTAAATTTAGAATTCTTTTTGTTTGATGATAAACTAAATGTTCTGGGAGATTCTAAATCGGAATTTAAATTTTCACTTTCTAAATCTAATTGTATTACATGTCCCGGTCTAATGCTAAGATCACCCGCCACACTTATCTGAATTCTCTGACCATTGATAAGTGCTCGCTGACCCACGCTGTATAAAGGAACATAATCTGGTGTATTCCAGAAAGTCGCTATCGTATTGTTATATCTAAGATAGTCTGCAAATCTGGGACCAACTTCTGGACAATTGCAACTCAAAGATGAATTAGGATCTTCCCACAAACACCCAAGCCACTCCGATCCCAAAACTTCTTCTATCTTTGAACACTCCTTAGATTTCTCCAAAAGGTCGTCGAGTTCTTCTTCGGTAGGCTCATCATATTCTACAGTAATTCCTCTAAGAAATGTAACAGATTCTGCATAATCTGGAAAATAATCTAATATTTCTGGTATATCACCAGAAGATCCATCAACAACTGCGTACTGATTTACACCGTTTAATATTTCTTGTTTTATTTGATCTTGGAAGGTTTCGTCTTCTATCGTTACTAACTCAAATAAAGATGCAATATATTCTTTTCTGGGCATCAATTCTTGAGCAGGACAGTTACATAGAGGATCTTCTTCGGGACATCCTACATTCGAAACTGGCCCTAAAGGATTAGCACAAATATACTCATTTCTTATGGCATGGGTTTCCTCTATATTCACAGATTTTTTTCTGGGAATATATTCGGTTAATATTTTTATTATTGTGTCAGTTGCCATTTATGATCTATTATCTCCAATAGGACAATCTGATGTTGTGTTACAATCACCATCTTGTGCGTTAGTTGCATTAAAATAGTAAACGGTTTTAATATCAGGACTGTTTATATTTATTCCATATAAAGGTAAATCTTTGGTTTTTATTGCCTGTATTTTTACTACATGACCCATAGGAATTTCCAGACACTGAACCCCGGTCTGTGCATTTCCGTTATCATCGGTATTTAATCTTTGATAAGAGCCAACCGGCATCGAAGCAAAACCAAGGGGATAATCTGTATGTTCTTTATTTGCATTTATTCCGGGACCAATCAAAATATCAACTTCTGCGCTAACTCCCGGAAGGTTTCCACCTGCACTGTTAAAATCTTGGTAGTGTAAAACAGAACCACCGCAAGTACCCGCAATATCTGGATACGTAAAATCATTATAAGTTGCACGATTTAAAACTTCATTTAGATTATATGCACCTGAATAATCTGTAGTTGAACCTCTAGCACCATTTGGTTTTTCTACAACCAAAAATGGAGACCACTCGTCATTGTGGAAAGCAAGAGTAACACCAGAAGTAGTTCCTTCTATGTCACACTGTAAATATGTCTCCAATACTCGAGTTACAGAATTTTCATTTTCAAACGTTATTCCGCAAGTTGTACCTTGAATTCGTATTTCACCCGACAGATCCCCAACCGTAAATGGAGTATCCACCTCCACACCATATTTCGATATTGTTAGATTATCCCAGTTAGATCCTGCCGTAAGTTCTATTCTATTTAAATCCTCCACACTTAAAGAATAATCTGCTGTTGGTCCAGTAGCACCTGCAAAATTAGCCAACTCTACCTTTGGAATAAATATAACTTCATTCCAAGAATATCTCCATATATTTCTACCCACCAAACGAGTGTCTTTAACAACTGCCATAAATCCAGAATCTTCTACTTGTGGTGAGGTACAGCAAACTGAATATTTGTAAATATTCCATTGTTCTTTATATGCTAATTTATCTCTATATTCTTTCTTTGCTTTGAATGTTGGAAGTTTGATTTCGTTTACTATTTTCTTAAGTGGTTCTCCGTCTAGATCCATACAATCAAACATTGCTTGCCATTTATTTGTCTCATAAGCATTAAAATGTGATAGATTGTCCGGTAAATCTCCACTAGGACCCGATACACCAGAAACTACACTAAACAGTCCCTCTCCCCCTTCTCCGTCCTCTGAGGAGTCTCCAGAAGGACCAGAAGGACCAGAAGCAGCGATTCGTTCATTCCCCATGAGCAACACAGATCTAATTTTGTCCTGATCGTTAAAAGCTCTGTCTGACTGATATCCAAAAAGAACATCATTCGCAGATAACTCATCGTTTTCTAGATCTTCCAACTGTTCTTTTGTAACGAACGGGAACGGATCACCATCTTCCACACCGTATAGTTTGTTAAATACATCTTTATAATTATATACTACCTTTTCTTTGGTAAACTTTTCTCTGTCATCCATTAGTCTTGCATACGGAGATGAATAGTAGTCTGGTTCATATCTGTAATAATAAGAGTAGAGAGCACCATTAGAAAGACTTGAACTAAAAGAAAAATCGCTAATGACATCAAATCTATAAATTCTATTCTTACCGATCATATTACTGTCGAGTGAAAACGTTTTATACGTTTCATTTTGCTTTGATTCATATGCAAGAAGATCTATAGATTTAAAGTGGAAACCGTCTATGTCTTGCCAGAAGCAATAGTTTACTGCATTTGGGTTAGTACCACTGACGGCATAATCTTTGCAGTAATTTAACATCTGGAGTGTGTTCATTCCTTCCACTTGTTTTCTGTGTGGTAATGATATAAAGTGTGGTTTTATCCAGACATCATTCAAGGTTGCTTCGCTGTCGATTCCATTATCCAACGATTCTGCGATGACCTCCACTAAGCCTCGCTGATCTATACCACCAGAAGCACCATCAGAATCTTCTTCCGATTCACCACCAGAAGCATCTCCCGAAGAACCGTCTAAAGTAATCCCACTGCAAATTTTTCCTATGAATCCGGAGGGAAGAAGATCTGGCGTTTCGAATAGTTTTTTTGCATCGGTGCTGCAGAATTGAATTGTGACCTTTCGTGTTGTGAAACCTTCAGGTGTTTTATTTGTTTCTGAAAAATTAGAGGAATCCTGAAAAGATACAACAGAAAACTTTGGTAATTGAATAGACTCAGATTTTGTAGTTTCAGTATCTGGAGTTTTCATGGTTATAAGTAATGTTTCGTTTCCGACCAATTGCATAAATTCGTAGTCACCCTGAGTTCCATCAAACACCAGACTACCATCCATCATTGGTGATGAAAGAGACTCAGTAAAAACTATGTAATCTAACGATAGTTTACCATCTGCATATGCTGTGGTTAAATCTATAATTGGTTCGTCATTCTCATCTAGAATCAAAACCGACTGAATTTCAACTTCGTTGTGGTATGCTTGATATGACATCATGTAACTCTAATAATTTGTCCTCGCTCTATATTCTGAGCAATAAGTTTAGTTAAAAATGAACTTAATTTGAATGCTAAACCAGTGCTCGTGAAATATATGTTTTTATATTCTGCACTTTCGTTTAGTTTCTGGTCTAATAAAGTTTCAAATCTATAATCATCTAAATTTAAATTATCTGCAGCCAAAGAAACACCTATTGTTCCTGATGGTACATCGGTAAAATCAAAACTTTCTCCACCTATAGTCATATATGGACTTACCTCAGAACCTTCTATTCCAGTTCCAAGTATCTTTACTACCTTACTAACCTCGTCCTCTTTTCTTCCGAGATTGTATTTTGTGTTTGATATAGTATCAAATCCATCATTAGTCTTTTTGTAAATTTCTATTGTTGGATTTGCTGATGGATCCGATGAATTATCGACATTTTCTTCTTCCGACACTAGTATAATTCTTCTAAAGATAGGATCATATTCCTTTACAATACCACCATATTTCCAATCGCCTTCTGCACTTATGATGATTAAATCACCGGCATCAATTTCAGTAGAAGAAATCTGTTTTGCACCAAGAACATAATATACCTTACCAGTATATGTTTCTGTTATAGTTCTTTGCTCTATGCTTTGACTTTTTGGTATTTTTCTAAATGAATCAATACCATTGAGTATTGGTGTAATCCAATATAAACTTGTATTACTAGAGTAGTTTGTATATGCAAGATATTCTAAACGTTTGACTTGATCGTAAAAAACTGATTTAGTCGAATTACTATTTTTTAAATTTGAAGAAAACACAAAAGATTTAAGTATATTCACAGACTCCAACTCAAGAGTGCTTCCAGCGATTTTAAATTTAGTTTTTGGTAGTGACTTTATGTAAGACATATTATCCCTCATCTTCCTGTGCTAAATTGTAAACCTCAGAACGACAAAGCAATCTAGGAGCAGTGATCTCTCCGTATGAAGCTTCTTGTTGTGAGCCTCCAACATCAACTCTAACGACAGGTTCAATCTCTTTGTAAGATAATGTAAGTTGTGTTCTTAGTGGATAAGTATTTCCGTTATTGTCTAATGCAACGGATGTTGTATCGTGAACTGCAGTTACGTTGTATAGAACCAGTAACTTAGGTTGACCCAAATATGCGAGTGGTGCAGACTGTGGCGGAATTGTAACTCCACCATCTTCTCCTACGACTGCATGGTCCATTCTCCAAATTGGTGGTGTTGCAATCAAGTCTCTATTGGAAATTGAGTCTTCAAAAGATTTAGGGAATGAATATGCTTCCAATTGAGCGATCATGTTTAAAACACCGTTCTCACCATAGATATCGGCTGCAGATTTTGCAACAAAATCATATGCGAGTGTATAGTTTCTTTCGACGGAACCTGTATAGAATAGTTCTTGATTTGACATACCAATCGCAGGTTGGTCTGTAGCCATACTAGCCTGACTCCGAAGCATGTCTACGGCACCGAGAGCACCAGTAACCAGTTTATTTCCTGCGTTTGCTGCAACACCGGTTGCCATTGCACCAAGAGTTGAAGCTCCGTCTACACCTGCACCTTGTTGTGCAAGGCCCTTCTTTGCTGCACCTATCAACCCCTGAAGTTTATTATCCAACGAAGGGAACCCTGTACTTCTTTTACCCGAAGGAGAAGATAGTTTTTGTAGAGAATACGCAAAGCTAGTTTCTACTTGAGTATAATTGTGTGTAGTAATTCTACTTAACTGCTGAGGCATGGGAACAAACCACGTATCCAGTTTGGTATCACTACCTTTACCACCAGCAATTGCTGCTCTGGAGTCCAGTGTATTTGCCTGATATGCACTAAGTGCAATATAATCTGAAAAGCTGTCTCTTCTTGTGTCTTGAGATAGTATTGTTGGCATATTTTCTCCCTATGTCTATATATACCGATGGCATATAAATCCAGATATAAACCAAATAACCCAAGCAAGTACGTCGGTGACGTAGATAAGATAGTTTGTAGGTCTACTTGGGAAAGAAAAATGTGCAAATTTCTGGATCTCAATGAAAACGTAATCTCATGGGCGTCAGAAGAATTAGCAATCCCCTATTTTTCTCCGGTCGATGATAAATGGCATCGATACTATCCAGATTTCATGTGTAAAATCAAAAACAAAACCGGGTCCATAGACAAACTGATCATAGAAGTCAAACCGGAAAAGCAAACAAAACCACCCAAGTCTAAAAAACAAACAAGAAATTATTTGAGAGAGATGAAAACTTTTGCCATAAATACCTATAAGTGGGAAGCAGCAGAAAAATTCTGCCAAGAAAATGGTTGGGTCTTTAAAATCTTAACAGAAAAGGATCTCTTCAAATGAATCTATCCACAATAAAGAACAAGTTCTTTAACTATGATCGCGTACTCAGACAGAATCGTTTTTCTGTGGATATGTCGTTTGTTAGTCCTGTTGATGGCGGCGGCGTTTTTGCTGCAGGAGAACCTGCAGTTCTTGTTTCATCGCCAACAGTAAACCTGATGATGGCACCATTTGAGTTTCAAAATGTTCCTATCAATATACCAGTAAAAAGAGAACCACAGCAAGATTTGTTAATTCGTTTTTATGCAGTAGAAAGTTTGGATATATACACCCAACTCCTAACATTGATCAAACAATATGGTGGTGAGCCAACTGTAGCGAATGCAAGACCGACTGCTTACGCACCCGGCACTTTTTATAATGACACCATAAGAAATAACAGAATTTTAGTTAGAATGATCACATCCGATGGTAGACCGGGTGGTATTAACCCACAGTCAGACGGAGCGGTAAATTACATACAGTATGCTGATGCATATCCACACTTTATACAGCCGATAAATTTCAGTTCGGAATCTGATTCACAACCACTTACATTCGACGTACTATTTAAATATGCATACAACTTTACCAGATACGAGGCTCAACTCGGCGGTACTAACTTTTGAGTGAGATAATAAATGATACATGAAATAATAAAGAAAAGTATCCCAGAATATACATGTAAACTTCCCATTAGTAAAAAAGAAATAAAGATACGTCCCCTTCTAGTGAAGGAAGAGAAGTTTATAACCCAAATAAATGAATTATCAGAATCACTCTCTGATAAGTTGTACTCGCTAACGCAGTTAGTAAACTCTTGTTGTGAAAACAAAATAGATTCTATGAAAATTTCTATGTTTGATTTCCAATACCTATTGGTTGATATTAGAAAACGATCAATAACAGAAGAAACCAAGATGAAAATCCAGTGTCCATACACAGAAGAACCTGTGGTAGTTACTATAAATTTTAATGAATTGCTTGCTAATGCAAATACTGGTAAAAAGACAAAGCAAGTAAAAATTAATGATACTACATTACTAAAACTACGAGCGCCTAATGTAAATGATGCACTATCTGTAGGTGGTAATATATCAACCGATGATGATATTATGAATTTAATTGCACAAGTATTAACTGATCTAGAAACAGAACACAAATCAATAGATTTGAAGGCAGAACCTATAAATGAAAAATTACAAATTATAGAATCGTTACCTAGAACCACATACACAGAATTAAAAGAATTTGTACTCACCAGTTTTTTCATACTAAATTTGAAGTATCAAACATCAGATTCTATCGAAAGGACGGTGAAAGTTTCTGACTTTGCAAATTTTTTAAGGTTTTATTCGGATACGCTGACTTAGTTAAGGTATTGCAGCTTATGTTTAAAATGACAGAAAATACCAAACTGAATCTACATGAGATAGAAAACATGATCATATGGGAACGTGATGTTTACGTCACCATGATGAACATGGAAATAGAAAAGAAAAACGAAGAAATTAGAGAAAGAAGATTAACCTCATGACGGATCAAATAAAAATACTAAACGAAGCAAAAGAAACACTGTCTTTTAAAAATATTACTGATACCATGATGAAGTCTGCTCCAGCAGGAATGATGGATCAAGTTGACAGCCTTTCTGGTGGAATTAAAGATATGTTTATGCAGGAACTAGGTGGCATGGTAGATATGGAAGATACCGGTCTCAAAGATCTATTTGGTTCTATACTACCAGAAGAAGTTAAAAATTTTCTTGGATTCGATTCAACTCCAGAACTGAAGGATGCTGAAACCCCAGATACAATGGGACCACACATGCCATCAGAAACTCAACAGAGAGTTGATGTTCAAAATCAACAAGCAGCAGATGCTTCAAGTAGATCAATTAATAACCCCTCGGCAGAAAACCAAGGGGTCATTAAGGACATGTCTAAAGCGACTACACCAAATGCAGATCCAGAAAATTCTGTTTATGCAATGCAGGCTTCGATAAACTCACCACCTGCACATAGAACAAATTTCCTATGATTCATTTGCGAGCTTTTCGAAGTAGTCAAGAGCATCGCTCTCTTCCGAAACTTCTTCTCTCGCACTCTTTGGTTCTTCGACAGTCTCTACAGTTTCTTCGTTCTTTTCTGTAGATCGAACATCCTCACCAAGAACAGCGTCAAGACGCACCTTCAGTGCTTCATAGGTCTTGAACTGATCATCTGCAATAAACGCCTGTAGAGAATATTGCTTCTTCCAAAGATCCTCTAGGACAGAATCCTGTCCGTCGAATAGAGCATCGGGAGAATCAAACTCCGACTTGTCGTAGTTGATATAACCAGCAACCTTACGAACCTTGAGCTTGAAGTCAGCACCTTCCCAGAAATCAAACGGGTTGATTGCCTTTTCATCTTCAAACTCCGGAGACATGGATTCGTTGATCTTATCGAAGATCTTCTTACCATACTTGTAGAGAAAGTTCTTTCCTTCGTTCTGAGGATTGGCAGGATCACTGATCACCAGAATGTTGGAGATGTACTGCATCTTACGCTTACGAGCACGAGCGATGTCCTTGTCTGAATCTAGACCAGACGACCAGAGCTTGTTGTTGGTCTCACACAGAGGACATTTGCCACCGATAGTGGTAGGGCAGTTCTCGATGAACCAACCACCCGGACCCTGAAATGCATGTGAGTAGAGCTTCACAAAGGGAAGATCTTCCTGTCCAAACGCAGGGAGGAATCGAATAACGGCATATCCGTTGCTCGACTTATCCAGTTCGGGTCGCCAAAATCGATCGTCCTTATATGAGTTCTTAGACTCAGACTTTTCGATCTTCTCCTGAAGACTCTTGGTGCTACTACCTGACTTCTTCTTCATGTCTGCAAAATTCATATTTTGCCTTTCCCCGAGGAACTACCTCGGTACGAGTAGATATCGGGACCATCCCGATACGAGTATTATAACACAAAACAACCCAGTGTCAAAAGGGAAGTTCGGATAATTTTGGAAGGAGATTGATTTCTTCTCCTTCTATCTTTATCTTTTCCATAATGGGCTTTGATATAAACTTAGCACCCATTTCCGGACCAAATCCGAATCTTTCAGAAACTGCCAATACGGCATCTATATAAGAATCTTGCGATTCCTCTACATACTTCATCACTTCAATACAAAACTTATTCTTAAAATCATTTGTCATATAATATCAATCTTCAAGTATTTTTTTCAAAAATCCGCGCTTTTTCTTTACAGGCTTAGGTGCCTCTGTTACTACTGGATCTGCTTTTTTCTTTACTACTTTCTTTGGTTTTGTGGTAGATCCTATCCAGACCCACCCGCTTCGTGTCTTTTCCCATGATCCTTGATTGTTCTTTGCATGATTTGCTCTAAAGAACGGTGCTCTAGAATCATCGTTTGATAATACCCAGAATTTACTTGCCATTTTTGTCTTCCTTATTCTAGCAGTGAATATAAAAAATGTCAACTTTAATATATATACTAGTAATCAATCGGAGAATATCATGTCCATAACCGTAAACACTGCAGGTGGAACTGCCTGTCTTTCAACAGAGTTTGGTACTTCGCCTGTAGGTGCAACATGTCATCTACCGCTCAATAAAATTGTATGGGGAGACGATAGTGTTTCCCATAAAGTAAACGAAACATACCCACTTCCAGTACAGATAATGGAAATTACAGGTGAAGCAATTGCATTCACTGGTAACATGGGTGCAAGTGGGTCATTTCCAATAGAAAACACAATAAATGGTTCTTCTTTGGAATATATTGCAATAGCAGGAAGCACCGATGGTAACACCCCAGTAGGTGTAACTGGTAACATTACAATACAAAACTTTCCCGGTGGAAA